GTCACTCTCGTGCTGCTTGCCGTCATGAACCGAGACGAAGGCAAGGCAGCAGCGATGCTGAACGAGGGTCTTGTTCCTGGCGTCGAGGGCCGCCTTGCATTGCACACGTCACGGAGAGGCTGACGCAATGGACGACGAGGCCGAAGTGATTGTCTGTCAGGGTCCGCCTACGTGTCCATTTGAGGGTGACGAGGCCGTGCAAAATCAGATCGACGGCTGCCCGAACTGCCGACGCATCGTCATCCTCGCGGACGGCACGGAAGTTGAGCGCCCAAAGGTACCTACGTAAAACGACAAGGAAGGCCCGAGTATGGAAATCGAACCATCACCAGCGCCAGACGGCTCCTGCAACGTCTGGCACTACTATTTCCAAGGGTCGTTGGTGGCCAGTTTGGAGCGCGTCTCTGCACGCAAGTGGAACGTCATTACGCTTGATGGGCGTGAGATCGCTCACGACCGCCGCAGGGATGCGGTCGAGGACATTTGGCAGCGCAGGCTCAGGCACGCGCATTAACCGACAGGAAAGGCCCGACCGATGATCGCCTATCAAGACCCGCAGCATCCCAGCTACCACGGGCGCAAAACCGTGAAGTGCTACGGCTGCGGAGAGAAGTGCGCGAAATCGGCGTGGGGCAACTGGTGCCACCCCTGCAACGTCAAACGGCTGGACCAGATCAGTGCGGCGCTCGACGGTATGGAGCAGCGGATCAAATTTGACGAAGCCGTGCGCAAAGCCGTCGCCCTCAACGAGGACATGTTCACGCGTTTGATAAACGAGCGCAACGCGATCCTTCGTGCTGCTGGCGGCAAGGTGACGGCCACGAAAGAGCAGCACCGACCGTCCAGTCATTGGGGCCATCAGTCCCACAAAGACGGCTCCGAGACGTACCAGATCGACCCCTAAAGGAAAGGCCCGACCGATGGCGAACATCAAAGAGTGGCTGATCGCGGTGGAGCAGAAGTTCGGAGAGCCGATTGAAGCTATCGTCGTCGGCAAGCACGACGATAGGACCTATGGCGACAAGGCTTTCGCTGACGAGAACATAATTCTGTCCCGCCAAGACGGCCTAGCGAAGCTTGATGCGGAATATGACAACGGATACGGGGGCGCAGACTGCTTCCCAATGTACGCGTGGACCGCAAGCCGCGTTTTCTTCATTCGCGAGTATGACGGTTCGACCGGCATCAGCTCTGTGCCGCGTGCTCCCGTCGCCTGCGAGCCAGAATTTGACGGCAACTCCCCCGCCTTCATGTGATCATGTGATCGATAGGAAAGCCCCCGAAGCCATGAGCCGCTACTTCGCAGACGCCAACGGCACAGAGATGTCAGACGCATACGGGGAGTTGCTGGACATGGCAAAGGAGCAGCGCCGCGGCTGGACGCCGAAGCAGCGCGCCAACGATTTCCTTCTGCGCATCAGCTCTGCGGACCATGCCCCCGCATACGTGAACATGATGGCTGAGATGATCGCGGAAGCTGTCGAGGCAGAGCGCGAGCGATGCTGCCAGATCGTCTATGGTCAATGCGGTTCTGACAACGTAGCGGAGCGCACGGTTCGCGCCATCCGCAAGAACGAAAAGTGAGCCCCGACCGATGACCACACACTCGCCCATGCCAGTTGCCGGATACTCTGCGCAGTCGCAATCGAATGTTGACCTTGCAAACGAGGGCAAGGAACTGGAAGAGCGGTACTTGCGCTGGCTCGACAAGATCGCAGGCATTCGCAGGCCGGACGATGCCTCAAAACCAGAAGCGGATCGGCGCGCGCAGTTCGATGGCCGTGCTCTGGCGTTGGCGAAAACCAACATTCAGCAAGGCGCCATGTGGGCCATCCGCGCAATCTTCCAGCCGGCGCGCATCAAGCTCCCGGACGACACGCCGTGACCATCGGCAGCGCCACAGCGGAAGACGTTGCTGCGTCCATCGCGAAGCGGTGCGCCGATCTGCGCGAGAAACATGATCTGAGTTTGCAGGCCGTTGCCGACCGAGCCGGCCTGTCCAAGTCTCACATCTGGGAGCTGGAAAGCGGGCGCGCTCGCAACCCGACAGTCGACACGGCGGTGCGGCTTGCCCGTGCATTCGGGGTGTCGCTCGACTACATGACGGGGCTTTCGGACGCTGCGCCGACGCTCCACCCGGAAGCCCTTCGGATAGCGTGCGAGATCGACGTGCTTTTGCGTTCGAAGAAACGATAAGAAAGCCCCGAAGCCATGAAGTCTATGCACGCCGCGAAGTCCGAGAAAGACGTGATCGCACTAGAGCGCGACAACTGGCATTTTGGTGATTTTGGCCTGTTCTGCGACGGCCATCATGTGTGGCTGTCTGAGCAGCCGGTCGGCGAGGAGCGCATTCAGCGCATTGAGATCCCGAAGGCCGTCTTTGACAAGATGGTGGCCGCCTACACGGCACCGCAGAAGCCATTGCGTAAGGGCTAAAGGAAAGGCCCGACCGATGCCGACACACTTCCTGCCCGGTGGATACCCGAACCCTGATCCGTACTACATGACGGCAGAGGAAGAGCAGGCGATGGAGCTGCGCGACCAGTGCGACTGCGACCATGGCCGCGTGCTTCAGTTTTCGTGCGAGGACCGCTGCGATTGCGGCCTCTGCCCCGAGGTGGTCGATTGCCCTCATTGCGTGGGCCAAGTCGACGTTGACGACAACCGATAAGAAAGCCCCGCCGATGAGCCGCGAACACGAAGCCTACTTGGAACAGCAGCGCGAACAGGACGACTACTTTGCCCAGGTCGCAGAACACGACTTGCACGAGGCGGTCGAAAATCTGCGCGCATGCCAGCGCCAATTGGACATGGACGGCTGCGAGGTCGGCGTGTCTCGGCAGGCGCTTGAAATTGTGCTGGCGCACTTCGCACCCGTAACCAACAGTTGAGGCCCGCCATGGCACTGAAAGATTTAATAGCTACCGACAAAGACAAGCTGGCATCACAGGATATCGTTATCGAAGGGCTTCGTGAGCTACTTCGAGACGTGTACGACGTGGCGAAGAACGGTGGGCCTTTGAGCGACGCATTGATGAGCCGCATCCGAGTACAGATGGCCTCTGGCCGCAACCGATAAGTGAAGCCCGCATGCTGACCGAGCACCAGCGCTTAGTTCTGAAGTTCGCCAGCGAGCAGGTTGATGGCATCGGCAAAGGCGACTTCCCGCCCGCCTACCGGCGCCGCCCGCGCAGCGCATGGTGGCGCAATCTGGATCAGCTTGAGGCGCGTGGACTTGTGCATCGCATTGGAGACAAGTACGTGGCTACTCCAGCAGGTGACGCCGCACTATCTCAGGATCAACAGTAGAGGCCCGCCATGGACGACATCGTTGAACGCCTACGCGATATTGGATGCGACCGCGAGCCGTTTACGCCGGAACACGCCAAGTGCCAGTGTCGGGTTGCGCACAAGGCGGCCGACGAGATCGAGAAGCTTCGCGAACTGCTCCGCCGAGCGGATGCCGTATCGACCTGGGAAACGACCGCAGAAGGTCGATCTTTTCAATACGAAATCGACCAAGCTCTGAACCGATAAGGAAGGCCCGACCGATGCTGACCACAGAAGAACGTCACTTCATCCGCCACGCTCTCGGCCTTACGAACAAGCGCGTAGGCTATCGCAACTTCTACGCTGCGGGCGACGGCGACGGCGTGAAGGTCGGCCGCGCACTGGTCGCAAAGGGTTATGCCGAAGAGATCCAGACGGGCGCCCATCGCCCCGACGTGAACTTCGTAATCACCTTCTCCGGCTTCATGGCCGCTGCCCGCAAGGGCGAGGAAATGGACGAGGAAGAGACGGACAAAATGATGCGCCGCATGAAGCGCGCAGAAGCCAACAGTTGAGGCCCATCCCTGAAGGGAGGGGAAGCGTTACAATGTCAAAGAGCACAGACAGGGCGCCATTAGGCGCCCTTCTTGTTTTTCGAAAGCCGCTTCTCATGCTTCTCATGAAGCGCCTCAGCAGCCTCTTGATGCTCCCGGCTCAGGCGCCCATCCGACGCTTGCGTGTGTGACTCCCATATCTCCGACAAAACATCCGCCGTGGTCGCCACCGACATTTCTTCTTCAAGATGCGCAAGGTAGGCCTTGGGGTTCGGCAACGGCTCGGGCGCGTCCTGGTTCATTTCCAGGGGGAGTTGGTCCTGATTAATGTCGGCCGCGGGCTCATCAGGGATGTCGGGGACGGGCAACGGCGCGTTCACTTCCCGATACTCTTGGCGGCCAAGTTCAATGTCGGCTTGCTCCTCGTAGATCGGAATGCCTTTCAACACATCCGCCGCACAGTCACGCGCCAGCCATCCGCGGCAACGCATTCTAATCATGCGTTTTTTGTATACAAACCAAGGTGACTTATTGGGCTTGCCGTCAATCTTCTCCCGCGTATCCCACAGACCATTGTCTTTGGCGTCCTGCGCGGAATACTCAAACTCATACATCTCGCCATCCGGGCGCGTGATTTCACAACGTGCAATGCAAGCGTCAAGCTTGTCTGCGTTCTTGTACGTCTCTCTGATCTTAAAACCGTGTGACCATAGCAGAGCCGGAATGCCATCGCCGTACAGACAGGCGCGGCCATTAATAACACCGATTGACTCCAAAGCCGCCATTGGCGGAAGGCCGATCTCAAGGCCTTTGAGGAAAACCACTGTCACGGCCTGCGGACTCTTCAACTGATAAGGGGCTAGGCCCGACTGATACACGAGTTCCGCAAGCCGAAAGACTTCCTCAATTGTCTGAGGAACAATTGCGGCAATAGGAGCCCCGGCTTGAAGCTTTGACACCGCGCGTCCCGTAACCGCTGTCTTATCGCTCAGCATCATTTCTCTCCTGGGATGATCTTCACACCTGGCAAGTCCAACCGGCCATCGCGCACGTCGTGTGCCACCAGTTTGGTCAGCACATCTCGCAACTTCTGGTGGCTCGCGTAGAATGCTGCGCACTTCATCCAATCCTCAATGACGGGCTGCGGCGGGATCTTGCGCACCGCGATCTTGGGGCCGCCTGCGGCGCCCCCGAACGCCACTTTCACAGGCGCCACCACAGGGACGATCTCTGGTTCAGGCTCGGGCACTATGGGAATGTTGTGCTCGGCCGCCAACTCCATTCGCCGGATCTGATCCAGTTCCCACTGCTTTTTTCGCTCTTCGGCCTCCGCCTTGGCCTTGCGGTCGGCAATCTCCTGTAGCCGCGCCTTTTCTCGGCGGCCGATCCCTTGATAGCAATCGTCCATCAGTTTCTTGATGGCCAGCGCACGGGCCTTCAGATCGCGCCACTTGCTGTCTATCCGCTTGCTTTCCGCAAGGACGGGCGCCTTTTCGGCGTCAAACGCGTCAACCGTGCGCGACTCCAGCTTGCGTAAAGCCGCCAGCCAGTTCGAAGCAAGCTCGGCCTTGGCAGCCCCTTCGTGTGGTTCTGCCACCCAGGCATTGACCCGAGCCTCTTCGGCATCAATCTCGCGCGTCAACGCTTCGAACGGGTCGTCCGACGGCGGCTGGTTGTCGCCCAACGCAGGCGGCGGCGCTTCGTTCGGCCAACGGCCATGATCAAACGCAAACTTTGCGTCGTCCTTGCTGACCTTATTTTTGGCACAGTACGTCCAGATGTCTGTCGGCTCGCGCATCTCCGCCCCGACGCGTGCAACAAGCTTCCCTTCGTGTTCCCAAATTACAACGGGCTGATAGGGGCCACCCTTGAAGGCTCGCATCTTGTAGTACCCAGCGACTGGGAAATCTGCATGAATCTCAGACATTCTTCGTCCTTTCGTAAATAAAGCGGGCGGTGAGGCCCGCAACCCCACCGCCCTGGCACTCGGCGCACCTCATTGAGCTGCCCCCGCGCAGCCAGCGCCCAGTGATCCCTACTTCGTTGCGTTGCCGGACGTAATATGCAGCAGGTTCTGTTCCAGCATTTGGATCTCGCGCCGTCGGCGCTCAATACCGCGGCGGATAAACGCAACGTCGCGGTCGGCTTTGCTGCTTTGTCGCGCCGCGATGGGAAGCGCTTTGCGCTTCTCTTGCCACATGACGCGCCGCACTGTTGACTCGTGACACTCCAGTTCGTCAACGATCTCCGGCACGGTGTAGTCCTGCCGCAGACGTTGCACGATCTCGCGTTCCAACTCGCCCGCCATCATTCACCCCTCAATGCAAAATACCCGCTGGCTTCGCCCGCTTGCTCAGGATTGCCTCGCGCAAGAAGTCTAAGATAGACAGCACCACTTCGTCCGCGTCTGCGGTGTGCCCCTGCCGGACCCCGACGTGCCAGCCGTTGACCTGAATACGACTGTCTTCTACAACCACAATGTTGGCGCCCAACGCGCACCCGGACACAAGGATCTTTGGACCGTCCGCGGCCGGCACCATCGCCGCCTTGAGGACGTCCACAATCTCGTCTTTGCGTGGAGAATAAGGGGAAGAATTAATGAGCGCCGTTAGCGCGTCGGCTATCTTCTCAACGTCCATGCTGCACGCCTCTTACTTGACACTACGCCGCTGGGCACCTGCGCGACCGGGCCGGACTGGAGGGTTGCGGGTTGGTCTGCACAAGCCCCAGCGGTGCGGATATTAATCCCACTAGAGTGTTCGCGGGTCAACCCCTGCGCAGGCGTTACCGTGTGGATTTGTGCACAACGCGCGAAAAAGCCTAAGAGAAAAATTTTCGAAAACCGCGCCGCCTTGACGCCGGACACGCTGGTGTGCGATGCATCCCGATATGAACACCACGATGAAAGACACCGTTGCACAGGGCGTTGCCAGAATTCGTAAATTCTTGGCCACCACAGACATGAGCCGCACCCAGCTTGCCAAAGCCGTGCAGATGAGCAAGAATTTCCTGCGCAATCTGGACAAGCCAAACTGGCAGCCGCGCCCTGACACGTTGGACAAACTGCTCAATTTCATCGAAGATTACGAAAAGAAGAATAAGCCGCGCCCTAGCCGCAGCCCGGCGCGGGCAGAATTTGCGAACGTCTGACCGTTCTTTTGCGTAAGCGTCCCGCGTAACCAAGTCCCCGGCCGTACCGCTGGGGCCGCGCGCGTTTCCGCTGATGCACCGGCCTTCTCCTCCGTTGTGCTCGCCCGCTGCGCGGTCCCTGCCGTACCGCTGAGCACACAGGAGAAACCCATGGCTTCCGTTGCAGATGATCTCGTTGACGCCGCTATGTTTGCTATGTTCCCCGGCTTTTTGTACGCCAGTGCCTCCAAACCGGCCGTCAACGTCCCGTCAGTAGCCGCCATTGAAGCCGGTCTGCGGGCCATGATCGCCCAGATCGAGGCCGACCGCAAAGCGCGCCCCGTGCACGCCGCCATCGACGCCACCCACCGCAGCTTCCGTAGCGACGGGCGCCCGCATCATTATCACGACCCGCTGCTGGACGACTGACCGCCGATAGCGCGCGGATACCTGATCAGGAAGGGAAGACACAGTGCACGACATCAAATCAGACGCCGGTCAGAAAACGATCATGGGGATCGGCTTTTTTTGTTCAACCGTGATGCTGGCGGCCAGTGGGTTCTTCAACGGAGCCTTCGGCTATAGATTGGGACAGTCCCACATCGACGGTGTAGTTTTCGCCGTTATTGGCGTCGCCTTTGAAGTATTCCTTGCCATCATGCCTTTTCTGTTCATGTCAGCATGGAAAGCCAAGGCGATTGGCTCGGCTGCCTTCCTTCTCTTGGTTTGGCTTTTTCTGATCGGCGTCTCCGCGAACGCAGCGGTTGGGCATATCGCAGGCTCTCGCCTTAGCGCGATGTCGAACAAGATGGGCGCAGCAACGTCCTTCCAAGACACGCGCAAGGATCTTGAGCGGGCGCGCAAAGATCTTGAATGGCGCTCCAAGCCCAAGGAGTCCGTTGACAATCTATCGGCGCAGGTCAAGGGTCAGGAAGGCAACATCCTTTACGCCCAGACTAGCCAGTGCGCCAACCAGTGGACGTCGCCCGCGAAGGTTTTCTGCGCGAAGCTGACAGAACTGCGCGCAAAGCTTGGTGACGCTATTGAGTACAAAGGCCTTGAGGATAAGATTGCCGCGCTGACCGCCAAGAGCGATGCCGCCGTCGCCAACCATGTGACGGTGATCGCGGAGGGCGCCGACGCGCAGGCCAATCTTTACGCGAAGGCACTTGGCGTTGATGTCACGACCGTCTCGGGCGCTATCTCGGCCGTTTTCGCGTCCGCAATCTTAATGATCGCCTCGGTTGGCTTCTATCTCAGCATGACCCCTATGCGCGCCGCGCAAAAAATGGCGGCGACTAAGGCCAAGGCCGCAACCGCGTTGGTTACTTCCGAGGCTCCGGCCACCGCTCTGACTGCGGACCCGCCGCGCCTGATGATTGAGCAGGAACCTCCTCAGCCCGCTTCTGCGACCACGCCAGCGCCCGCGCGCCCCGTGTCCGGACTGATCGCGCCTCCAGTTTCGGACGAAGCCAAGGAACTGCTGTTGGCCATCGGCATGCCGGACAAACCTTGCGACAAGCGCCCGGCCGACAAAGATGAGGTATTAGGTTACCGTTTCCTCGCGTGGCTGGTGGCCAACAATTACACCGGGGATTTTACACCCGACCAGATCGACAGCCTGTACAGCGTATACGTGATCCAAGATAACCGCACGCCGCACGCTGCGATGCGCATCGTCAAGAACCGGCTGGAGCAGACTGGGCCGCGGTTCGTCAAGAAGGACCCGAACGCGACCCGCGACGACGGCAGCCGCGGTGCGGTGTGGACCATCAAGAAGGTGTCTATCCCGGTGCTGTCGGGCGTGCTGATGAAGCGCGGCATCATCCCGGACACGACGCTACCACCTTCGGAGCCGGAAGCGACCGCGCCACAGCCGCAGAACGTCTACCCGCTGTTCAAGGGGGAGGCGGCCAATGGCTAACAAGCGCCCTATGCGCGACGACCTCGTGCAAGCCATCCTGTTGGTCCAGGCTGGGTTTACGTTCGGGGAGGCCGCGAGCGAACTGCGCCTCAACCGCAACCAGGTGGCTGGCGCCTGCAACCGCGCGGGCGTGAAGGCACCATTAACGCCAGAGAAGGCTATGCGCGCTATCCGTCGCATGAGTGTGGCCCAGCGTGCACGATGGGCTCAGGCGACCCCCGAAACGCGTGCAGCCTGGGCCAAAGCCTGCAGCGAGGCGCGCACGGGAGCCCGCGCATGACCAGAAAAGGCCCCGTGGTTACGCAGCGCTACTTCTGCAACCGCACGAAAGCCGTGCGTTACCGTCCCGTCCGGCAGATGATCCGCAGCAAGCGCCTTGACGCCAAGCCCCGTGGCGCCAGAATAGAGGCCGAGGCGCTGTTCAAGCGGGGGTAGAATGCTGACGGAACGCCAGAGGCGGTGTCTGCTGTTCATTCAGGAGTATCTGGACGACAGCGGCGGCGTTGCCCCCAGTTTCACCGACATCATTGCCGCCCTCGGCCTTCGCAGCAAGAGCCATGCGCATAAGTTGCTGAAGGCATTGGAGGCGCAGGGGCACATCCGGCGACTGCGCAACCGCGCGCGGGCGCTGGAGGTCGTCAAGCCCGTGCCCTACAAGATCCAGGCGTTCGTGTTCGATGACGCGAGCAAGACGTTCCGGCCGCTCTGACTCTATGTGGCATTGGCGCCACCCACCGCATCCTACCTTGTGGAATGCGTGAGTTTCTGCGGCGGAAAGCAAAAGCCTCAGTTGCCGACAGCAAGAAACCCGTCCTAAAACTAAGGCCCTCGCGGAGCTGTCACTCCCGAGGGCCTAGAAGTTTGCGTCAGTGCCAAGCGTTTGACCAACGGAGAAGCACCGTGAACGCAAAGTCGGTACAGCAACCTGCTGCGCAAAGCAAGCCCGGAAAGCAACGGCAGAGAAATACTCAACAAGAAGATGCTTGGTACAAGAGGTACCCTCGGGATTTCCATGATGGGACGCGCGCTCTAACCTTGGAAGAACGCGGCGCCTACAGCGACATTGTGGACATGATCTTCATTCTTGGGCGGCCACTCCCCGACAAGAGCGACTCCATTGCGCACGAACTGCACGTGTCTACCCGCACATGGAACCGCGTTCGCGCCGCGCTTCTGAACGCCGGCAAGCTTTACGTTACGGCAGACGGTTGCCTGAGCAACCAACGCGCCGATGAAGAACTTGCGGAGCGGCGGAAGTCGAAGGAAATGCGCGCGGAACGTCTGACTAACTCCGAACTAACTGCCGATGAACGGCCTAATAAACCGCGTTCAACTGGAGTTGAACAAGAGTTAGTGAAAAAAAACGTCATTGAAATCAATGACCGGCTGCCGCCGCAGGCGCCGTACGCGCGCGCGTCTTTAGAGTCAGATACAGATACAGAAGAAGAAAGAAGGAAGAGTCTACCTGCTAGCGTAGAGGTTAGACCGCGCGAGCGGGCTAGCTTAGGTTTGGACCATGCAGAGGCGATAAAAACCCTTGCAGAGTGGATTTCACCGTTTGCCCCCGACTACGAAACAGCTTCAAAGAACTTGAAAGAAGTATTGGCCGACTTTGGAGAAGAAGTTGTTCGCATGGCGTTCCTTGACATGCGGATAGCAAAGAATAGCAGGAAGAATTACACAAACCCATGGAAAGTATTTGCCATGAAGTGTGGAGATCATGCGCAACGAAGCAACAACAAACTGCCAGCGAACACAGCGCAATACAAGACTGCACGCGAACGACGCAACGATGAAACCCGCGAATACCAAGATAGTCTTTTGAGGAACTGGTCATGACTAACGAGTACGAAGCTAATGGTCCGGGGCGGCCGGCTATCCCAACGCACGTCAGAAAACTTCTCTATCGATTTTCCCAGTTGTACGGCCCTCCCCCTGCTGGAAATGTAGATCTGTTCAACGCCGAATACGCGCGCTCGTTGTCGGCCGTTGATCCGGACCTGTTGGACGCCGCCGTAAGCCGGATCATCGATCGCAACACCAAGCCATTCTGGCCGACCATCGGTGAATGCCGCGAAGTGGTGCGCGCTGTCGCGGAGGAGCGGGATAATCGCGCAGCCCTCAGCGCACCGGCAAATCAACAGCGGTTGGCGCCTCCCGCCAAACCAACTAAGGACGCCAAGGCTGCGGTAGACACCATGGTCAAGGATTTGCTGGAAGGCTGGAAGCAACGCGACAAGGAACGTGCCGCGGAAGCCATGAAGTCCACGAACGCGAAGATTGATTGGAATGCGAGCACGAAGCCTGCTTGGGAACAGCGCTTGCGGGAAAGCTCCATCGCCCGTGAGTTTGCGGTCTCGCGCGAACTGCGGGATCTCATCGTGCGGCAGAAGAAGGACTGACTGTATGGGGATGAGGGATCATATTCTGGAATTGGCGCAGGAGCGGGCTACTCTGGCGGCGGCTATTGAGGACCTGGAGACGGTCGCGGGGTCTGGCACGTGGACGGAACAGCGCGCTTGCAAGAGCGCGTTGCATCAGGCGCGACGGCGGTATCATTTTCTGGAGCAGAGCTTTCAGAACGCCACCGCCACGCTGTCGGACAAGGAACTGGCGGCCATCGGCGTTCGGAGGGCGGCGTGAGCAAACGTCAACCGACCCACTGCCGTCAGTGCAGCACCAAGCTTGGCGAGCGCCGCGTCGTCGTGAACGATGCCCATGGAATGCATGCGCACTTCTGCACCGCAGCCTGCTACGCCGATTTTACTTTCCACAGGCCCGCAGTTTCTGTGCAGGCTTTGCACGCGGATCTGGACACGCTCATGCCAACTGAGGGATTGTTACGCCTCCGATAGTAGTGCGTTCTCCTCAACCCCAAGCCATCAGGCTTCCCATGGGCACGCGCCGCAACAAGGTGATCGCAGCACAACACCCCGAAGGTCTTTCCGCACCGCTCCGGCAGGAGCGCTTCTGGCTCAAGATCCACCGCGCCGACGCTTGGCGCGCGCAGAGCCGACGATGTAAGTACTGCGCCGAGCCCATCACATTGCGGCAAGCGACAGCGGATCATCGGGTGGCGAAGAAAAACGGCGGCATGACCAGCTCGGAAAATGTTTCGGCGGCCTGCGCTCCGTGTAACGTCGCGAAGCATCACATGCCTGAGAAGGCGTTTCAGCGCGCCATTCGCAACCCGCAGCCGGAGCACCGCTGGGGGATCTGGATGGCCTGGTCGCGCCGCCGCATCTGGGCGCGCACAGAGGCCGCCAACCTGCGGCTGATGCGCATGGTGGGGTTGGAAACCTGATGCCGCCGCCTGAGTATTGGTGGGCGCTGGCGGCTCTGGCCGCCGGCACCTTCCTCGCGGTGTTCATGCCGAAGCCACGCAAGGTCATCATCGTTGAAAAGATCGTAGAACCGGAGAAAGAAACCGTGACGCAAACAACTGACGTGTTCCGTGAGGAAGTGCTGCCTCTGTTGGAAGAGAAAAACAAAGAACTAGTTAAAAAGCTTCGGGAGGTTGCTCACAAGATTGCGCGGGAGCGTTCTGGTGGTATCACTTCCGCCGACGTGATCACGGCCCTTGAACGCGACGACCCCGTCATGCACAAGCGCTTGCAAATCGCGGAGCGCCGCATCATGGGAGCCGTGTTTGTGACGGGATGGGTGCAGACCGGCGAGTGGCGCCCCACTGGATCACGTGGCAGGCCGCAACGTGTTTGGGTTCTCAAAGAACATATGGATGATGCCGCATGACCCACCAGAGAGAATTGGTGATAGGGATATTTGATCTTTACATTCTTAGAGACGGCTGGACACAAACCATGATGAGGTTGTGTGCGCCAGAAAATTGCACGTACGACGACGATGATGAAGAAATAACAGTGGAGATTTGTCTTAAGAAACTGAACGACATCCAGGCGGCGATTCGGGAGTGGGAGGCGTTAAGCGCTTCTATGGAATGTCACGCAACATTTGGATCCAAGACGGCGAACTAACATGAGCGTCAAGAAAATCAAGGGAAAACATAGAGATTTGCCAGTAGGGACTCGGTTTGGGAGACTGGTCACCCTTGAAAAAACAAGGGGGCTGGCAGAGTCAATCAAATGCCGTTGCGATTGCGGTGTAATCAAGGTCTTTAGATGCTTGCGTGATATTGCGTATGGGGACAATCTTCTGGTGAAGAGTTGTGGATGCTCAAAAATCAAACACGGAGCATCTAAGAACCCATCTCCCGAATACGTTGCGTGGAATGCAATGAAAGGACGGTGTGCGAACCCACGTCTCAAAAGGTATGGAGAACGCGGCATAACAGTGTGCGAGAGGTGGAACGATTTCTTTGCTTTTTTAAGCGACATGGGGCCTAGGCCAACACCTCAACATTCTCTAGATCGCATAGATAACGACGGGCCGTATAGTCCTGACAATTGTCGGTGGGCAACGAAGAAAGAGCAATCAAGGAATCGTGGTAACAACAGATTAGTTGAGTGGAACGGAACAATTAAAACATTAGCGGAATGGGCCGAAATAACGGGCCATCCATGGCAGCGAATAAATGCCCGTATCCTGGCTGGTTGGAGCGTGGACAATGCTATGACAGTGCCCGTTCTTGCGCCAACGTGCGGAAAAGGCCTCTACAAATCTGATAACAAGGCGTAGCCTCCGAGGATGGTCATGACGATAAAAAAATGACACTGATTGTGCGCCGCTTCGGCTTCCTACTGGCCAACATGATCGTGTTCACGGTCGGCGTGGCCACGGGAGCAGCGATCATGCTGATATGGCTGAGCAACCAGCCGTGAGGGACTTGTTTGGGCAGGTGCCGCCCGTTCCCAAGCCGAAACCCAAACCCTCAGGGCACGCCTGGAATCCCGGCAGCGGCCCTGCCGACCAAGTCTGCAAGACGTGCGCGCACTTCGTCACCTTGCACCTGACGCGCACCACCACCCGCTGCGGCCTGATGCGCAAGCGTTGGGCCCAGATGCCAAGGCCGGAGATCAAGCCGGGTGACGCAGCCTGCTTCAAATGGAAAGCAAAAGGCCCCCGCAGTTCCCCGCGAGGGCCCGACGCATAACCCGCCAATTTAGGCGACGGCTGGCGACACCATCAGGTACTTGCCGACGCGCTGGGTCTTGACGACCCCGCTGGCTTCACACACCTGCCGGCGCTTGGTGCTTTCCGACGGTGACACCGACATCGCTTCGGCCAGTTCCTCGCAGCTTAGTGGGCGCCCGGCCTTGTCCAAGGCGTCCAGCACGTGCTGTTCGTCCGAGGTTCTGGCTTTCCGGACGATTTCCAGTTTCCGCGGCTGGGATGGCTTGCTTTCCATGGACGCAGCCGACGGCAAGAAAGCAACGGAACGCGCAAGATCTGTTGCTGCGGCTTGGGCGGCTTGACCCATTTCCTTCACAACGCCAGCAAGGTTGGCCGGCGTCACAACTATGACGTTGGTTCGCGCCCCGAACCCATACGCAAACGACAGGATGCTGCCGGCCTCGGTGAGAAGCGCAAACGCATACGGCAGGTACAGCAACAGCCCTTCCAGAACGCGGTTCTCGTCATAGCCGGCAAACGCAATTGCCTTCGCCACCTGACGCAACTGAACGTTGGCGACCTTCGGCATGGAGAACCGATCCAGTTCGGCCAGCAACACCCAGTAGTCGTTGTCGGCCTGGCGTGACTGGATCTGCTTGCGTTCCACTTCGGCCTTGGCCGCCGCCGCCGTTGAGCGGCGCCCCTCGCACCGAAGTTTGACGCCCGAGGCGCATTCCGTAGCCGCTTCGGCATCCCGCAGCGCCGCAGTGGTCTCCGCAGCGTCCAGAGCCTCTTTGGCTCGGGCGCGCTCGGCGTTGGCTTCCGCGATCTTAGCCTTGTGGCGTTCGATCTTGGCGTTTTCAGCCAGCGCGGAACTTTCGTTCATCGCGAAGCTCTCCGAGGTGCTGGCGCCCGACAGGCTGACGCAGACCCAGGTGGCCACGGCGAAGAGACACGCAAAGCCAATAGGGAACAAGACGCCGGCAACGGTCTTTTTGGCCGAACTGACCATGAAGTGTCCCGACGCGTACGCGATCCCCAGCGACATGAGGGTGTAGAGCTGGAACTGACTGAACCCTTGCAAACTCCAGGCGGCAATGAACCGCCAGAACAGAATGCAGATGGCGCCAACGAAGAGGGCGCCCCCGAGAACGATTGCCCCGAGTGAACGTCTTGTGCTAAGCCAAGTCATGTGGACTTCCTTTCTTTGATCGGATGGGTTGGACACAAAAGAGGGCCGGTGAAGGTCTTGTCCCCTTCACCGGCCGCCACTCGAACGCGAGACCTTTGCGAGCGTGACGCCTTACGCTACCACGCAACTGGTTACCGACTCGTTACGCCACCGAACGCAACTCCAACTGGTACGCATCGATACAGGCGAGCGCCGCATAGGGCGTCGTCGCCACGATGGCCGTGCCCTTTCCCAGCATCTGCTTGCCGCGGAAATTGACAATCCGGAACGGCAGATGCGGAAACTGGCCTAAACGCAGCCGAACGGCATTCCAATCAAGACGCTTTGGAACCACGACGCAAAACTCCTCTGACGCAACACGGGGACGCAATACGAAGGGTGGGGCCGGCTGGCGCATGAGCACACAGCCGGCAATTCAACGGGCCCGCTCAGCCCGCGCGCCTGCGCTGCTCGCGCACGGCGTCGCCAAGGGCGCCGTCAAACTCGAAAACACTCGGCGCCCGCCACTGGCCGCTCAGCGCATCACGCACTTCAAGGCCGTTCTGACTCACTCGGACTTGCATAAGGGTAACTCCCGCTACTGACATGGTGGCTCCCTCCTTATGCGCTGATTGAGGCTATTATTTGCTGCTTCTCGCGGCGTTCGTCGCGCCACTCCGAGATGGCCTCGATCACCATCACAATGAAGGCCATGGCGCACAGCACGCCAACGCCGATAAGGATTGCGATTGCGATGAAATAGATGGTCGTCATTGGAAGCTTGCCCCTTCCGTTTGTACGCAAGCACCACTCAACGCAACCAACGCTACTGACAGAACTCAGAACCCGCGAATGCGGGCCGCAAACGCTTCGGCGGTATCGCCGCGAGACCACGCGTGCATGTTCACCTCCAAGGGGGGATCGGCTGGAATGGGTAGGTTTCGCTCCACCGCTCCTGCCGCCGCTGCTCTCGTGCCTTGTCTGCTTCCTCGTCAGCCCACGCCTTCAAGTCGGCCTGGGTAACGATGCCTTCCCGCAACGCCCGCTCGCATGCCTCGTCCAGCATATCCTGGGCCGTCAGCCCAGAATTCTGCCAGTCCCGCACCATGGCCCGGATAATCTCGACTGCCTTGTTGCCGCGGATCTGGGTTACGTTAGACATTGGCCTCTCCGTCGCTGCGTTAACGGTTTCTTAACTACTTTGTGTGTTCGGAAAAGTCAACGGACCTTTGCAACTGCCCCGATGGGTGTGGATAACTATTAAATCATTTTTGTGCCCTTGCGTGCATTGGGGCGCCACTGGTATAAAAAACCATGCGAGCCACGAAGAGAAAGTCGTCCATGGGGCGTCCGCCAAAGCTTGACGAAGACAAGTTCGTGCTGATTCACGTGCGTGTGCCGCCGGGAATCATCAAAAGAATTGACGCCTACCGTGGTGCGCGCGCCGACGCGCCCGACCGCTCTGCGGTAATCCGCGAGATCCTTGCGGCCGGCATTGAGGCCAAGAAGATTGATTGATAGGGCTTTGCCTGAGCGCTGCTTGGCTGTGGGAATACAGGATTTACGTGGATGACGCTTGGTCGCTCAACCCGAAGAATACACGGACTTCTTACAGAAAGCGAAGTCCTCGAATTTTGGAGTAACGTAAATGTCGCCGAGCCAGACAGCTGTTGGCTATTTGGTAACGCGCGTTCGTACGGTTCGTTTTCTACACGAGGTGTGTCTTTTGTTGCGCACAGGTTGTCTTGGGTTCTTGCAAATAATAGAGAAATTCCGGAAGGTTTGTTCGTTTGTCATTCTTGCGACGTGACGTCTTGTGTCAATCCAAACCATCTTTGGATCGGGACTCACAGCGACAACATGAGAGACGCCTTAGCTAAAGGCGTTAAGTCATCGTGTTCTAATGCAGATATCAGGCGCAAGAATATTGAAAGCGTCCCTCTTAGCCAGAGATCTCGGGTGGCAATGGAAGCCTACAGGCTTGAGCAGGAAGGCAGACAGCAGCTTGCCGCTCAACGACGCACGGAACGATTGACTCAAGAAAACAGATGCGTAGCAGAGAAGCAAATCAACATCCGCCTCACACCACATGATCTTGCGGTGCTGGATCAACTGCGCAAAGATGCTGACGGATTTCCTAGCCGTTCCGATGTCGTTCGCGACTTGATCAGAGCGCAAGATCAAAAAGCCGCACGCAACAAGCGCATCGCGCAATAGATGCGCGCAGGCCACACGAGGCGCAATTTTGCGGTTGTGGATTGAAACGCCACGCTATGGCCGTGCTTAAATTTCGTGCTATGGGTGCGTCGGCTATTGCCGCATACAACCTTGTGTTGCCCGCGTCGAACCTTGGGCACTTCCCAACTCAACGCGGAGCACACCCACCTATGACGACCCAGAAGCAAGACTCGAAATCGCCTTTTGCCGTTCTTGGTACCCTTGTCCTTGCCGCCCTGGTTTCGCTGGCGCTTGCGGCCACCACCACCAAGGCGCGCGCGCAGACGGTCAGCACCTACGCCGGACTCCACGCTGGATACAGCATCGCCACCACCGAACTCTCTGCCCCGACCATCATCCCAGGCCTCGCACTTGACGGCATCGGTTCCAAAGGCCTTCTGGGGGGCGTCCATGGGGGCGTAGACGTCTTCTTCCCCGGCAGCCCCTGGTTCATCGGCGCCTGGGCCGCCTACGATTGGAGCAAGGTTGACGCCAAGCTCTCTACGCCGGGCGGTTCCGCGACGGCACGTCTTGGCGATGCGTGGTCTATCGGTGGTCGCCTCGGTCTTGCCGCTGGTAAGGTCTCGCCTTACGTGCTGCTGGGCTACAAACAGCAGGAAACCAGCTTGTCGGGTTTGGCAACAACGTCCATGCCGACGCTCAAGGGCATTGTCTATGGCGCAGGCGCCGATTACGCCCTTGCCAACAACCTGAAGATTGGCGCTCAGGCCGCCATCACCAAGTTTGACGCTGCGGATATCAATACCACGGGGCTGGTGATGAAGCCTGAAGCGCTGGAAGTCACGCTGCGCGCCAGCCTGTCGTTCGGTGGTCCGACCATCCCGGCCTCCGGCGCTCCTCTCAAATAGCTCTCGGCAGCTTGCCCCTTCCGAGAGCCGCGGCGCCCCCAACTCGCTCCTGGGGGCGCCGCAAACACCCAAGAGGTTGATGCTGTGGCTGCCCGCGATCCCAACAAAGCGGTATCTTCTCACCCCGACCAGATCGACCTTGAAGACCTTTTGGCGCCCGACCGACGCCACGCGCTGCAGGCGCAGATTTCCGCAGCCACTTCAAAACGCAAAGCAGTAGCCCCCGTCGCCGCGCGCAAGACCGCCGCGCCGCTGGATCGCTACCGCAACCAAATCCCCGCCGAACTGGAAGAAGCCGCCCGCGAACTGGTGCGGCTGTTTCTTCTGGCCGAAGCGACCCCGAAGGTCACGCAGACCTTTGACGCCGCCCCCAAGGGCCGCAAGCGCGACGACCTTCAAGACGAGATTCGCGACGCCAAGGTGCTTCTGGAAAAAATGCGCGCCGAATGGCACGCCGACTTCATGCGCGACATAGAGTGGTTCGTGCTGCAAGTCTGTCAGCGCGCCGACGGTACGCCCATGCGTCTGGAAGACAGCGGCGCCCTGATGCTGCCAGGCCGATCCGTGGAGGCCCAGCGCTGGGCCGGCTACGGCGGAATGTTTCGCACCTTGCAGGCCGCCGCGCAATTCTTATCCCGGCAACGCGCGCTCGGGCAAAAAGGAAACTTGCGCTCCAACGACGACAAGGTAACCTTGGAAAACACGCTGAAGGCCCTCGCGCAACAGCGTAGGATACGCAATAATCGTTGACGGGAGCGTGTAATGGCTAAATGGGTTCTGGACCCGGTTCAGAAAAAGCCGGTGCGGGTCGGTGACGAGGCCGCTGCACATTTGGTAGACCAGGGCGGGCGCTACTTGGGGAAGTACGAGGCGGCCCGCATGCTGGCCGCTGTGGAGGCGAAAGAGGGGCACAATGCGAAAGTTCATTCTTCTGGCGGCACTGATCGCCGCGGCGCCGGCTAGCGCGCAGCCGGCTTTCGATTATTCTGAGGACGGCCGCTGGGTCCGTCGCGCCATCGGCAAGCGCTGTTACACCAACACGTTCACTGGCGCCCGCTCCTGCGAGTACGATTGGGGCCCCTACCGTCGCGTAGAGCCGCACTATCACGCGCCTCGCCCATACTATACGCCGCAGGTGTACGGCTATGTGCGTCGCGAGGACACCGCGCAAGGCCCGCGCTGCCACACGGGCAAGATCAGCGCCATCGGCATTGAAGCCTTTGACAAGGACAAGGCTAAAGAGCAGGCGCAGGCGGCATGGGCCGAGATCGTGCGCGCTCGCATCGGTGGCCGATACATGGATGTCGCCAACGGCGAGGCCGCAATCTTTGAGTGCTGGCGTTCCGCAACGGGCAATCGCGCCTCAGAAAAGATGGCTGACTTCGGTGGTCGTGAACTCCACCAGTGCAGCATTGACGCCATCCCATGCCGCTCCAAGCAAGAGGTCGCCGACACGGGCGACCCGGCCACCGAGGCCGCCATTCGGCAACTGGAAAATCGCGGTTATGACGTGCGCCTGACCGAACCGCGCGACCCTGACGCGCCACGGAAACCAAGGATCTGGCGTCGCTTGCTGAAAAAGGACTAAGCTTGAAAAATTGGAAATTGGAAAGCAACACACGGAGAGAGAGCATGAAGCGTTTTGCACTTGTCGCAGCCCTGCTGCTTGCATCAGCCACCACCGCATCGGCCCAGACCTACAACTGGTCGGGCTTCTACTGGGGCCTCAACGCCGGCTACGGCATGGGAGACGTGTCCACCACGGACACCAACGGCGGCGTGCCCCCAGGCCCCTTCGACTACAGCCCCAAAGGGTTTACGGGCGGCGCACAGCTTGGCGTCAATCAGCAGTTCGGCATGCTGGTGCTGGGCGCGGAGATTGAAGGCGGCTACATGAAGCTGACCGGCACCGGTCTCGTGCCGTCGTCTAACCCCATCTACCATCAAGACCTGGATCTCACGGGCGGCTGGTACGGCATGGCCGTCGGCCGCCTTGGCATCGCCCTGGATCGCACCATGATCTATGGCAAGGGCGGCTACGCCTACTGGGGCGCCACCGCTGGCCAGACCACCACCAAGCCTGGGTACGAGACCACCCGCTCCAGTGCCATGTCCGGCTTTGTCTACGGCGCAGGCCTTGAACAGGCGCTTGGCAACGGCTGGAGCCTGCGCGTGGACTGGACCCGCATGGATTTCGGCAGCAAGGACGCGCTGCAGACCAGCATCACCGACGCGCCGATTGGCTTCCAGTACACCAACACCAGTGACGTGCGCGTGGACACCATCAAGGGTGCCATCAACTTCAAGTTCTGACGGCAATCTGGCAAAACGCCGACACGTTGCATCGGACGTGTCGGCGGAAGCGACAGGAGAGCGAACATGACGACATTGCAGGTTTCAGCGCAAAAACAATTGCGGCAGCTCGTTGAACAGATTGAGCGTCTTTCCGAGGAGCACAAGGCCATCGCCGCCGACATCCGCGACAAGTACGCCGAAGGTAAAAATCTTGGCTTTGACGCAAAGATTCTCAGGAAGGTGATTGCACTTCGGAAGAAGTCCAAGACAGAGCGGGAGGAAGAAGAGGCAGTTTTAAGTACCTACCTTCATGGTTTGGGCATGTTGGACGACACCCCGATGGGCGACTACCTCGCGCGGCAGGACGAAGAGGAGCCCGCACTGATTTGACGTCTACCCCGGCTCGTTCTTCGGCGTTGATCCAAACGTCGTGACATAATCGCAGCACGCGGAGCGCAGGGGGCATTTCATCTACGCGTGTTGCGGCGGGTCGGCGATCAGCGCCGAGAGCGTCATGCGGGCGTCGTTGAATGACGCACTGGAAATAAAGATGGCGGCCGTGGGAACACGCGCCGCCATTTCTTGTTGAACTGTTGAGCGCACTCAGTACGGATGCGGCAGCATCAGCGCAATAAGCGCAAGGCACCACAGGGTCGCGGCCACTTTGTGCTTCTTGATCAGCCGCCATCCTGCCGCGATCATGACAGCGCTCCCAGCAGCAGTTGCCAGACCGTACCAAGTCCCTTCTGTGTCAGCGCCCAGGCCAGAACCAGCGTCGGCAGCAGGAACTGCAGCGCTAGGCTGAACAGGCGGCCAGCCGCCCACATCAATGCCTTCGGTGCGAAATGGCGAAGCACGGTCATAAGCAGGCTCTCGTCCGTATGGCCCTGCGGCGGCGTGAGTGGCCTGGGCGGGAGCGGCCGTGAGCGGCGTGGGCCAGATGTCCGGTTGCCGGCTGGCGTAGAGGTCCGCGAGGCCGTAATAGCTGTCTCGTTCAAACGGACCAGGTGCAGCAGGATTTGCGTCTGCGAATCTAATTTCCCTTCCAGCCGGGCCAGCCCCAACGTAGGAGAATTTTCGTGCCGCCCGGGCCAGTTCGGTTCGTACATCGTCTGCCATTTTTGAAGCTCGCGTTAATCCATGTCCTTCACGCGTTGGGGGCACTTCGACGCACGATGCGATGAAGACGAGCATATCGTACAGATATTCAACGCCTGCGTGAAATTTTTAATCACGCCGTTCTGCGCTGCATCACGGGGTGTGGCCGATGGGCGGCTATAATTGGCGATAGAGACGACGTCGGACATGGTCATTTCCCCAACGCTTGCGGTGCCACCAGAACCGGGTCTGGCGGCCGCACACCGTAGCCGACGCCAAATACGAGACCGAAGATGACGGCAATGGTGATAGCCGACCCGATCATCACGTGCTTGCTTTCGTCCCAACGGCGGCGGGCGTGGTGTTTCATTTGCAAACCCTCCCACCGCGCTTGCGATCTTCCTTGCCGTCAACCGCCTTGCCAGACGGCCGGAGACCCGCTTTCATAAGGGCGCCACCTGCTCCCGTCGCCGCGTTAGAGGCCGCGTCTTTAAGTTTCGCCTCCATCTCCGGGTCGCGGCGCGATGGCAGGTAACGACGGGCAAGCGATTGGATAGCAGCGGGCACCGCAGTCGGAAGTCCGGGCTTGATGTAATCTTCAACGATGCCCCCATCTGCGCGCTTGACGCGACCTCCGGCGGCACGGTCTTCCTTGCCGGGCTCGGCCTCGCCGCGTTCAATGCGGTTGGATTCGCGAAATGCGTCGGCCGCTTTTTTTGTACGTTCGTCCGCGCCCATCCCTAACAATCCAGCGGCTGTCCCGACAGCCCGGGACGCGGGCTTTGAACCACCCATAGCTTGGCCAAGTCTGTTAATCAAAAAACCCGCAGTGGCGCCTTTGCCGGCTGCAATCATGGCGTTCTTGTCTCCATGATCACGCAGACGCTCGACTTCCTTTTTGCTATCCTCGCTGATCGTCACCCCGCCATCCGCGCGACGCATCCGCATCCGGCCCGGACGGTCCAGTCTCTGGCGAGGCGCGTCGCCTTCAACGGCCGCCTTGTGCTCAGGCTTCTTCTTCGCCTTGATCTTGCTCATCAGCATCAGTTTAGACTTCGCGGCCATGGGTCAGTTTCCTTTCCGGCGAGTGACGATGGTGGACCACGATTGGAGCCCTGTGACTTGGCTGGAAACGCGCCCGTACTCGGCCCGGCACATGGCCGCATGATCGTAAATGCTGTCGCCTTCGGTCAGCTTCGGCAGGTCGGCCGGCGGCTTCATCAGTTCGCGCGACGGCGGCGTGATCTTGCCTGGCACAGTCGGCACGGCCTGCGCGGTGCCGCAAGCGCCGAGAGCGAGGCAGACAAGGGGAGCGAATTTCCGCATAAGGCGCCTACTTGATTGCGCTCAGGGCTTCGGCCTGAGCTTTGTTGGCGGGGCACGCAACAGCAACCGAGGGGAGACGCAACGCATCGGACAGCGCTTTCGCGCGGGCCGCTTCAGCGACTGCCGCTACTCTTTCATCAAGCGTCAGGCGCTTGTCAATTTCTGCGTTTGTGCTTTCGATCGCACGATCAATGCGAGCGTAGATTTTCGCTTCACGCGCGTCGCCAATGGCGTCAGCAACCCACCAGACGGCTGCCGCAATGCCGAGCCCGGCAATAAATCGCAGCACCATGGCGACGTCGAAACCAATCGGGATCATGGCTCAAGCCTCCTTGCGCGGCTCGTAGCGGCCGGCGTTGTAGGCCGTTGCCAACCAGCGTTCGCCGCGTTTGACCACGAAGTAGAGCAGGATACCGCCGACCAGTAGACCGATGCCGCCGCCGATGATGCAGCCAAAAGCGATAGGGTGCGCCTGCGCCCAGTCCGCAATGGTGGCGGCGTTGCCCTGATCGGTCTTGACCACGCCGCCAGCGGCACCGCCCACAGCCCCCGTGGTGGCTACCGCCTTCCAAAAGCGCTGCTTGACGGTACGAAACAGATTGCCAAGTCTTGATCCCTGATCGCTAAGCTCATTGATGGCTGCGGCCGTCGTGCTTGCGGTCACGATGCGTGAGGTCAGCGAAACGGGCTCAGTTGTTGGCCCGGCGCCACCAGCCGCAGGTGCGCCAGACGCCATTTCCGCAGGATCTACGGGCTCAATGTACGGGCTTTCGCTCGGCTCTGGCGTCGGCGCGTTGCGCCGGTCTTGCAAGCGTCCAGCCCATTCGGCAGCGAGGTCAACGCCGCCAAACGTGTTGCAGTCAATGCCCTTAGTGGAAATGCCTGGGATGGTGCCCGTGCCAAAGATACCGTCCCCCGCGTACTGCCACATCCAATACTGCGACCACCCCCTAGGGAGTTGCGGGCGCCCTTGTGTGTATTGCGCCAGCCAAAGTCGGTGCTGGCACAGGAACGGATCTCCGCGGCCTTGTTCCTTGACGAGGTTGCCGGAATAGAGCACCGGGCGCTGCCCCGTCTCCTCGTAGACGATGCGCAGGAATTCCTTGGCTTGAGCCAGTGACGCGGTGTTGGCGCCGTACGGCTCCCAGTCGCAACATAGCAGCATGTTGGCGCCCGGCGTCCACAGCGACGCCTTGATGTAGTGCTTCGCTTGCTGGTCGGCGGGTGCCCGGTTCAGGAAATGGTACGAGCCCCAGAGCATCCCCGCGCGCTCAACGTCGGCTTTGCGCTTGGCGTAGGTGCGGTCCACGAAGCCGACACCCTCTGACGCCTTGTGAATGATCCCCTTGATGCCGGAATTCTTGACGGCGAACCAGTCCTCAACGTTGTTCCAAGAAGATAAGTCCAGCACGTCAGGCTTCATGATGATCGGCATGCAATGCGCTCCTGCTACTGTCGCCTTGACGGCGCCTTCAGCGTGGGATTTTAATTTTGGGGAACGCAGCGAACGGATGTAGCGTGAGGAGTAAGCCGACCATGATGCCAGCACCAAATAAAAAATTATCGCCGGAGACCATGAGCATTCGCTACATCTCGCCCTATAAGGCAAACAGCTTCCTGCTCAAGAAATTCGCGCACATCGCGAAGTTTGGGAACATGAAGACGTTCCGGGATTTCCTGGCCAGCCCGAAATACGCTGAAAATTATGCGGCCCTTTCGCCGCTTCACCGTGTGGCTGTCGCGAAAGCGATGGCCCGAGCGTTTGAGGCCACAGACCAGAAAGCCCCGCTGCCAAGGTTCAGCAAGCGCGGCTGGCGCACCTGGGACGCCGAGCGCATCGCCAAGCTTAAGGCGGCCGACGCAAAGCACGGGAATGACGAAGGGATTGCGCGCGAAATGGGCATATCTCTGAAGGCAGCAAAGGCGGCTCGTTGGCGCCATATCGGGCGCCGGCAAAGGCCAAGTGTTGGCCCAGCAACCGATCTCGTTGAGCAAGCTGCCTGAGATGCGGCCTTGGACCAATCTTTAGGCAAACGGAACATAGGACAGCGCTCATAGACTAGCCACGCCTTGGACCAAAGCCCGCACGGCAAGGATTGTGCCGGCAACCGCTCACCTAAGGATCAATAGACGCCCCCGACCCAAAGTGGGCATCTTGCGCGATTTTGGCTTCTTTGAGAGGCCAACGGCCGTGGATAAGCCGTTCGCTGCCCTGTCCGGACCACGCAAATCAGCCTAGCCACCCCTGATGGGGACGCTGGGAACCGCCTTAGCTCAAGCTAGAGACTACCTTGCCGACGCCCGCAACCGGCCCGGCCGGCTCCTCATCGTGCACGCCTGCTGCTACGGTCTGCTGCAGGCCGTGGCCTGGGGCTACCTTGGCGCCGCGCTCCCCGACCACTCCGCCGCATGGACCGCGTTCTGCTTCAACGTCGCCCTGCCGCCGTTCTTCATCTGGGCGACCTACAACAGCGTGCGCACCGCCTGGCAGCGCCTGCCGCCCGACGAAATAAAAGACGGCGCCGTCCCATTTATGGTGGTGGGAGGCGCCGCGGTGCTATTGTGGCTGGGACTGCGTTAGTCGCGGCGCTCGGGCTCGCGCATCCGCAAATACTGCTGCGCTAGAAGCGACGCCTGCGGCCCGAGTGCAGGCGGCGGCGTGCGCGGCGCCACTTGACTGGTGGCTGCTGCGGCTGCCTTGGCGCCAGCCATTTCCTTGCGCGCTGTACTCGTGATGTGGCCAGCGACCCGCAACGGAGCGGTAGCGTAGCCACCGCCAGGAACCATTTCGACAACAGAGAGCAACTTGCCCATCGCGTCCTTGACGAACTGAGCGATGGCGTAACCGGAGCCTGACGGGTTCGGGTCCTTGTACGTGATCTGCTCCAGCGACTTCTGAAGCTTCTTCATCTGGCCGAGTTCGTCTTTCGTGAACAGAACATCCAGCGCCGATTTCTGCTTGCCGAAGGCCTTCTCAATGGACGTCAGCATCTTCTGCGGTGACAATAACTTCCCAGTCGGCTCCGTCACCATACGCATATAGTAAGCGCTGCGGATGTCGTTCCATGTGTTGACGCCCTCCGGCCCACCGTAGGTGTCCAAGGCCTTCTTCATCCGGCTCAGCGCGTCAACCGTTCCAGTCTTCAGATCGGAACTTGGCGTGCCCACCAGCGCGCGCACGACGCCTTCGGGGGTATCTTCTTTGGACAGAACGCGGTCAATAATCCGGCCTGCGGCCGTGGTGCCGGATCGGTCCCGGGGCTGGAACAGATCCTTGACCTCGCGGCTGATCTCGCGCGCGCTGCGCAAGGCCACGGCGGCGTCCGGGTGCCCAGCCAGCAACTGAGCGTCCGCCGCTTCCTTGATCCAATTGTTGAACCCGTCGTAGATCTTTCCTGCCACTGCGCGATCCTCAGGCGTCGCCGCGCCGCCCATGCCGGCCAGCAAGCGCCGCCGCATACCGTCAACCGTTGGCGTCGCCGCTGTCTGGCCCAACACCTCAAACGGCTGCTTCATGGCGTCGCCACTCATGTAGCCTTGCAGCATCTTCGCCATGTTGTAAGCCGCAGGCGTCACGGTCTGATCCACGGCGCGGTCGCCCAACTCAGTGCCAATGGCTTGCGGCAGCAACTTCATGGCGTCGGGGTGCGCGGTAACGTTGTGCAGTCCCTGCCATGCCTGGTTTTCGGCGTCGCGCGCAGCCCGCTGAGCGGCCTTCACGCCTTCCTTGATGTCTGTGCCGAGTTCGGCGGGGACGACGTCTTTCAGATCACGCGACGGGTTGAGTGCTGCTGCAATGCCTTTGCTGTTCGGCAGATTGCCGGCGCCCGCGTTCTCTGCATCGCCCATAGCGGCGCGCGTTAATTGCTGCGCCTGCAAGTCGTCAAATCGCTTCATCTCCTCCTGTGCGGCGGTACCCTTTAGGCCCTTGCGCATGGACATCTCTTCCAGCAGTTCCAGCGGATTTTTGGACCGCTGTCCCACGGTAGAAACAATCCCAAGGTCGGACGCAGCCACCTGCCGCCCAGCTGCCGCCGCATCGCCCGTGATGGCGTATTCCTTGGCGAAGGCTTTCGCCATATCTTTGGTGAAGGTGTTAGGGTCAAGTCCGATATCAATCGCGACCTGATACCCTTTCGGAGTCAAACGTCCAACGGCCGCATCAAACAGCCCCGGCACCGTTACCAGATTGCGCCAAGCCGCAGCGACGGCGGGGGCTGCAAGTTCGCCCGCGACCCCCATGGCGCCCATGATCCCAGCACGGGTTTTGTCCACCCCCTGCTCCGAACCAAGAGGCTTAGACAGCATGTCCATGCCGATGCTGGTTCCGGCTTGGCTGAGGCCCTGCACGACGCCACGTGCGATCAAGGGCGCGGTGCCCCCAGTATACGCGGCAGCCAGTCCAGCCAGCCCGTAAGGAATAGCGCTTGCCAACCCACGGCTGACATCCTCGGCGTCAAGACCCGGCCGGTTCACGTACGCCTTCTTTTCGGTGCCGTCTTTACCGTGGTAGACGATGACATCGTAGCCATTGGCGTCGGTCTCCTTCCGAATGAACCGGTCGCCGATGGCCGCTTTCATGATGTCGCCGTAGATCGCGTCGTCACCCGCCGTCATGGCACCTGTGCGGATGCGCCGGATCTCCGGAGAGGCAAAGAAGTTGCCTTTGTTCTCCTCCTGCATGGCCTCGTCAAACGTGGGGATGCCGTGGTACACGGGGTCATGGCGCCCCATGACGCTGTCGCGCGCCCACTGCGTCCACGACCGGTTGTCCTTGCCATCGGCGTGGCTGGATGCCGCCCCGTCCGTAGGTAACGCGCGCGCATACGCGCCGACATTCCCGGTGTCGGCCTCAGCAGGCGTCTCCGGCTTAGGCCGCGCGAACTGGGCGAACGGGTTGTCCTCTTCGGGCTTCTTGGCCACGAAGCGCGCGAAGGGATTGTTATCGTCCGCCATGGGGCGCCTTTATTCCTGAGGTTGCTTTTTCTTGGTACGGGCGTCCGCGCTCTTGATCAAGATTTCCGCAAGCCCTTCCTCGCCGTCGTTGAACGTCTTGTTGAAGTCGGTCCGATATTTCTTGTTCTTCGCGTTCTGCAACAGCAATTGGACGGCATCCGGAGGCACTTCTGCCGCGCGCAGGGTCAGGGCCTCCTGTTTTTCGCGGGCTTCGGCCTTTATCCGCTTCAGATTGTTTTCCAGAAGCATTTTGGATTCTTGCGGCGTGATGTGGAAGTCATTGGCGATGATGCCCATGGCGTGGTCGAGGATCTTGCGCGCATCCTTGCGGTTGGTAGACTTCATGAAGTCGCGCATGGCGGAATCAAACATTTCCTGCCGCGCGTCAGACATCTTCACGCCGCTGCCCGCCGCCGACACCAGTGCATTCGTGATGCCATGGACGTCATGCGAGAACAGGTTCTGCAGGTTCCAGGATTTATCGGCGTCCTTTGCGCCTGACATCCAACTCAACGGATTTGCCCAATGATCACCGTAAGCTGCCGCCGCCTGTGGTGGCGTCATGCCTCCGACTAAGGGCATTTTCCCCATATAGGGGCTGGCTGCGTATGGACCGATTGCGCCCTCCAGGGCGTCGTCGTCCGCCTCGTTGAAGGTGTGCAGAAGCTTGGCGAAACTGCCAAAGATGTTCTCGCCGGCCAGTCGTGCGGCCTGTCGCTTGCCCGCAGCGTCGCCGATGGCTTTCACCTGTGCCGTGCGCGCCTGGTACGTCGGGTCTTTATCGACCAGCAGCCGACCCGCCTGCTCCATGGCACGGTTGTTCGTGGCGCCCCCACCGGCAATCATGCGCAGGCCGCGCTGTGCATCGGCCGACAACGGCACCATGTCGGCCTCCAGAACAGATCCGGGCTTGGCCGAGATCGTTCCCGGATTAGCGCCGGGCGGGAGCTTGTCCGGCGTGGTCAGCGGCTTTGGCTGGGGCGCCTGCGGTTGTCCGCGAGACGACCAGCGACGCTCCATCTCCGCATTGATCACGCTGTCGGGCGTGCCGTCCGGGAACGTGTGCGTGCCGCCGTCCGGATCGCGAACCGTAATGCCCATAGCGTCGTCTCCTTACTGCAAGCCTTTGCCCGGCACCCACTCCCGCACCGCGCCCGGAGGCGATGTCGGCATGGCCTTCGGTGGCGTCTTGACGCCCTGGATCAGGCCGCGGTTCTGCTGGTACTGGTCACGCGCCGCCTGTCGCCGCATGTTGGCTTCATCCGGGGTGATGACGCCATACATGACCGCATCATCAATGCCCTTCTCGATTTCGCGCAGGCTCTTGATGGCTTCCAGATCCTTCTGCATCGTGTATTCGTACGACTTCAGTTCCTTCTGGCCACCGATGCTGTGCGCCTTCAATTGCTCAATCAGATGCGGGTTGCGCGCCGCCTCCAGCGCGTACCGCGCTTGCGCCAGGGCATTGTTGCGCTTGTTTTCTTCTTCCTGAATGCGCTGCTGTTGCAGATCGCGCATCGCCTGTCCGCTGCCAGCAATCGGGCTTCCGGACAGCAAAACCGACGCGAACTGAGCTTCCGGTGACATCGGCCGCACCGTGCTCATCGGTTCTCTCGGCTGGACTGAGGAAGAAGGAGGCTGCGTGCCGCGCCCGAGGTAGGACGGGGGTGCGCTTGGCTCGGCCCCATACGGCGTAATGGCCGGATCGTTGTCTTTTGGATCAATAAAGCCGCCGCCCGCATAGCGCGGGATATTGGCGCTGCGCACGCCCTCCATGAACCGCGTCAGGCTGCCGACGCCGCCGACATCGTCACCAGACGCACGATAAGGCGTCATGGCCGTGCCGATGGATTCAAGCCGCTTGCCGAACTGTGCCTCTGGCGTTGGCTCCGCGGGGGCGCGCTCAACTGTGGTTTCCCAAGGCCCGATGGCGCCCCCATCGGCATAGCGCGACGACACGGGACCGCCCTTGGCGTATTCCTTGAGCCGCTGGATTGTGTGGAAAGCCTTTTCCATCTTGGCGTGGAACGGCTCGCTGGCGCCCTCAAAGGGCTTGATCACGGAGCCACCCTCTGCGTAGCCCACGCGACCACCGTCCGCAAACCAGCCCTTGCCAACCCCGTAGTCGTAACCGGACAATCCAAGCCCCGCGAGCCCCATCAGACTTTGGATGGCGCCTGGGGCTTGTGTGGTCGTCCCCGTTGACGACCCGCTAGAACTTGTAGCGGTGCCAGCGGCGTTGGTGAGTGGGGTCAACCCAGCGGCACCTTGCGTGGTCAGATTGAAAGGCGTCAGCGTGTTCTGGTACTGATTGTTCCAGATTTGGTTACCCATGGCGGCCAAGGCCGAATTGGCGCTTGTCTGTGCGCCTGTAAGACTCCCTAATGTGCTAGCGCCTGCCAGCCGAGCGTTCGTATCTGCCTGCGCGAGATTGGCCGCCTGCCCGTAGCCTTGGTTGTAAAGGCTGGCAATGACTGGGTCTTGAGCCGCCGCCAATTGTCCTTCGGAGATGGCACGGCCGACCGCGCGCTGCGTCCCTGTCAGAGCGCCCGCTTTTGCGGTGGAGGCCTGCTGGCCTGCCAACGTACGCGCATTGTTGTTCGCAAATTGAGCCCGCGTCGCGTCCACCACATTGGAGATGTAGGGCGACATGTACCCGCTGATCTTTGCGGGGTTGATACCGCCAGACGCCACATCGCCAGCCGCGGCATACGCAGGCGTCAGATTGGCCGCCGTGCCCATCTGACTGTCGGCAGCTGCGTATTGATACGGCGTGACCGGAGTCTGCGCGCCCGCAATGTTCCCGGCCGAGAACTGTTGCAGGTACTGGTTCATGTACGGCTGGACCGCACCCCAGGCATTGTTGCTGGTGGTGGACGTGCCCTGCTGTTGTGCCTGCTGCGAGGTCTTTGGCGCGAACAGATCGGAAATGAAGCCCATGGCGGTCAGGCCCCCTGCGGATGGTTGTAGACGAAGAAGGCGCCGAACGGCTCAACCTGGTACTCACGGGCGTAGAAGCGTTTTTTGGCCTCCACCCGCTGCGTGGACATCACGCCAGCCACCAAGGTCTGCTCCCAGCACTGCGCCATCACCTTGGAGAAAGCGATCAACGCCTTGGCGTGGGGACCCTTGCGGTGGTCTGGATGCACGAAGTTCCAGACCTCCTGCAGGAACGGCTGCGACGAATACCAAGGCTCGGAGCGGGTCAGATAGATGGAGGCCTGAATGTCGCCGTAGGGTCCAATGATGCCGCAGAACGAATGGCCGGCCGCAGGATCGTTGCGCTGCGGCGTGGTCACCTGCTGCACCATCGCGCGCACCTTGCATTCATCGAACGGAAAGGGCGCGTTCTGCCCATCCCGGATGCCACTCTCCTGGTGCAGCAGGCGGCACATATCCACCAGATCCTCTTCATCGCGAGGGTCGGCAGGGCGCACCTTCAAGTCGGTGTAGGCAAGCATGTGGCGTCCTATTTCGCGGGCGGTGGAAGGGACGCTAATTTACGGATCGTCTCTGATCTACCTTGCCTCACCATTTGGTCAAGAACCTTGTGCCCTCTATCTAAATCGCCGCCACCCCATGCCGCGACGACGTCGGGGTGCACCACCTCTTCGCCGTCGCTGATCATGATTTCAACGTGGCCGCCTCGCGCAAACCCAGGAGCAGGGGGCGGCGACATTTCCTTGAACCGCTTTGAGCCGGCCATGGTATTGCCCTCGCCAAGGCCTGAGACAAAGTCTGCGGGCAGTACATAGGCGCCATTTGGGACTTGCACCGGCAATTTGTCGGAACGACCTGGGGTGTCCCCCGCCATCAACCCATGCGGGACCACTCGGCCGCCACCAGCATACCGGCGCACGACGTCGAAAACTCGCCCGACAATCCCGCCCGACGCCTTGCCTTCCCCCTGTTCAGACTTGGGTAAGCTTTGCGGGTTATCCTTTTTTCGAGGCGCACTGTACCGAGGAGCCGGCCCCAACGTGCCGTCCTCGCGCCGAGTCCGCCCCATGTTCGCGTCCCACAGAGTTCCCTTGGGCAGTTTAACCCCCTTGGGTGGAGCGCCTTCCCAAGGCCGCATATCCGCGCTACGCTTGGACTGCTTGATCACATCAGAGGCCTTGGATGCCGCAGACTCCAGATTGGAAAGCGCTTCGGGCGACCGCGACGGACTTGGAGCCTGTGCAGACGGCGGGATTACCGACGGACTGGGCAACGCTGTCAATTCAGGAGAAGTGGGCCGTGGCAAAGGAGCGCCTGAGCCCGGAGGCGTATCAAGCAGCCCTTCGAGCATCTTGGCGTCTTCACGCGCACCGGAAGGCCCAACAGCAGACCGATACCGCTGCACCTGCTTGATGGCGTCCTCGGTCGGGCCCTCGGGCTTGCTCCGCCCGTGCAACTTCGCCAACAGCGCGTCCACCCGCGACGGCTCGGCCCCGCGTGACGCCACTTCTCGCGCCGGCACCAGAAACTCCCGGTTCTGCGGGATCATGTGCGCCGCCGTGTGCCCCATGATGGCGCTGCCAGCGCCAAGTAGCGCCGGGCCCCAACGCTCCTTCCAATACTCTGGGTTTTGCAATTGCTTGACGGCCGCCTCGCGTGCGGGGTGCCCCGGCGCGTTGGTCAGGTAATCCAATTGCTCCGGCAACTGCGACGCCTCGGCGCCCAACAGCGCCCCTTTGCCGGTATTGGCGAGAAAATTCCAGCCACCTGCAATCTTCCCATGGTCAGCGTCCCAGCGATCCAAATGCCGCTGCAACCGCTGCTGCGCGATGGCCGTCTCCGCATCTGACAGACCGCCCGCGAACGCGTTCTCCGTCTTGGTCGTCGCGTCCTCAATAGACTTGCGCTTCCAACTGTCCGTGACCCGGCCCAGCCCCGCCTTCATCAACGGGAGCGCGCCAGCCACACCTAGACCGCCAGCCATCAGCGCCATCGGCACGCCGGGGTACTTTTCGCGGAACGTAGCTTCATCCATGTAGGCCGCGCGCGCGCGATCTTCGGCAGTGCCAAGAGCCGCCGTCAGCCGGGTCACTTCGTCCTTATAAGGCTTTAACGCGCCGTCGCTGATTTCCTGGATCTGGCCATTGATGCGTTTGATCTCTTCGTCAAACGGCGCCAGCGCCTGCTTCTGCGTCTCGGGGCCCGCCTTGGCATACTTATCGTTTGTCGCCTTGCGCAGGAGCTGCTGCTGCGCCCGCTTTGCCTCCAAAGCTTGGATGGCGGGGTTCTTCGCAATCAGGTCTTCCTGCACCCGCTGGATCTCAGCCAGCGCCGCTGTCCGCTTGTCAATAATGGCCTTCACTTCCGGGTCGCTCGCAATGCGCGTCGCCACGTTGCGTTCGGCCGCCTTGGCGTCGTCCGCGTAGGACGTCAAGCCAGACGCGCCCATGCTGGTCGCCGTAAACCGCGGCACCGATCCAGTCAGCGGCTTCAAGGCTGCGGCCACGGGCCGAGCCACCATTCCCAGCGGAGCCGCCCCGATGACGCCTTCCAAAGCACCACCCGCAATGCGGGCCGGATCGCGCTCTTCAATGCCGCGCACGACGTTGCTGCCGCCGCGCATGATGGATGGCACGCCCGTCAGTTCCGTTGCAGCAATGCCCAAGGGCACGCCCAGTCGCGCGCTGCGCTCCTCGTTGACCGCCTCCTGATCTGCCAACTCGCGCATCTGGTCGTAGGTCAGATCTCGCCCAGCAAGCGACCGAGCCGCAATCTGGCGACGCGTCCGCGCGTCCATCATCGGCAGCGTTTCGCCCGGCGTCAGCAGGTCGCCGATACCCGACGTAAAGCCGTCCAGTTCGCGGGCCTTCATTTCGCGCCGCTCGGGCAACCGCGCCACGTAGTCGGCGTAGGCAGCCTCCTCATCGGGCGTCAGTTCGCGCCCTGCGAGCGCCCGCCGCTGCCGGTCCCGGCGCAGATCGCGGGTCATCTCTGATGCGATCTCGCCAGCCGGGCCGCCTTCGGCGTATCCCACACGGCCACCGTAGGCGTAGCCCTTGGTGTAGCGCTGCGCGACTTCCAATGCCTTGTCGGACTTTTTCTGCTGAGACATGGGCTTAGTGGTGTCCCCGTTTTTCAGGAAATCGCGGAACTCCGCGACCGAGAGTTCCGTCACAGCGCCAATGCGCTGTTTAGCTTTCCCGTCGGAAAACGACGCCTCGTAGGCCTTCAGCGCCGCGTCCTTGTTCGGGAAAGCAAGCAAACACTTGTGTTCGTCACTGCGTCCCGTATCGGCATCCACCTGGTCAATAACCCAGACGCGCTTGCTACCGTGCGCGGGCCCCACGTAGACGTCCACCGGGTCGCCGTCCTGGCCTTCGCTCCTGCGCACCTCGCCATAGGCGGCAGGCATCTCGCAGAACCAGCGCTTGCCATCGCGGCCGACGCCCGTGCGAATGGACCCTTTCGGGTTCTCAATCGCGATAGGGATGTCATTCCAGGTCAGTTTGCCTTTGCGGTAACTGCCCTCCTCGCGTGCCTTGTCGGTCAGCGACGTCTCGGTCTGCTGTTCGGCGCGGGCAAGAGCGGTGGCAAGCGGGTGAGCCATGCGGCGTCTCGGGTTTGAATTTTGGACGCAGCACAGGCAACCCAAGAAATACACAGGTCACGGCAGAGTGTCTTGAAAAAAATATGCGCGTTCAGACCGGCGTATTGACCGCGTAGGAAAACGCCTCAGTGCCTGCGGCAGCGGCGCCAGAGGCCGTTGTGACCGTAAAGGAACCAGCAGCCGTTGTGACGTAGAGCGCTTTGTTTGACCCCATCAAAGTTGCTGCTGCCGCGTTCGTCGGCATCAACGTGATGATGCTGGTCGTTGCCACGTTGACGTCCGTCACGACCTTGCTGGAAGCTGCAGACAAGGTGAACGTGCCCGTGGAGCGCGGAAACAGGTTGGAGAAAATCCCCACCAGCTTCGACATCAGCTGATTGCTGAGCGCCAACTGGTTGGCAATGACATTGGTATCCACGCGCGGAAAATTTTCCATGGCCTTACCTCCTGCCGTCGGGTGCAACGCGAATGCGGACGCGGCCAAGGCGTACGAAGCTGTTCAGGTCTTCGCCAAAAAATTTGAACGACATCTGCCGCGCGCGGATGCGCACATTCTGCTGGGTTGAGCTTGAGTTGAATTGGTAGGGCCCGAACTCGCGCGGCGTCTCGCCGGGGAAATTTGTGGCGTACACCATCATCTGCACAATAGCGCCCTGGCTTCCCTCATACGTGCCATACTTAAAATCTGGCACAATCAAGTCCACAACCTGAAAGTCTTCGCCCTCACCAAGCTGGAAGTAGCCTGTCGTGAAGCTCCACATGAGGGGCTGCCCGTCAGCGTTCTCCCCCACTTCGTGTTGATAAATGATGCCGCTGGGGGTCGCCCCTATGGGCATGCCGAGCACCGACTGATCAACCCACGCTGAGCGCGCCAGTGGGCCAAAATCCCAGGTGTTCTCAACAATGTTCCATTTGACGTAAGTGTCGTTTTCGCCGGTGCCCCCAGAGGCGCTGGGGAACTCCCACATCATTTCGTTGAACGGCGTGTTGGGACAGCAGCGGATCTTGTCGAGGTTGTTGGTGTCGAGGTCTTGGAAGACGACGTCCCACACAGAACAGGGGATCGGCACGACGCCGTTGCCGCTCAATTGGAAAAAATTTGAGCGCCCCATCCACGCAACCGTACTGCCGAGCTGCCCCACAGCGTGGGCGCTAACCGTGCCGCAGGCGCCGCCGATCTTATTCTGTCCAAAAATAAGCCCTGTCTCGGGCTGCCCGATGTAGTTGATCGCCCACAAATCCAAGTCGGTCCACAGCAAGACCTGCTGCGATACGGTGAGCCCTGCGACAATCTTAGAACCAGTCGGAATGCGGTTCGATCCAGCCTGAGAGAGGAGGTTTGTGGCGGGGTTGACGGCCCCTGGTGTCCAGTAGGCGTAGTCGAGCTGATCTGACCACGTATAAGTAAGTGGGTCGGCGTCAACGCCAATCTCCTGCGGAGAGCTTGCGCCCCACGCGATCAGAATTTGCGCGGGCTGCGCAATCAAGATCCCACCATTGTTAAGAGGCGCCGCAGAGAGAAGCTTCGCATTTTGAAAGCCGGTGTCCGGCGTCCATTCGTAGATGCCGCCGCCTGCTGGGCAGGCCAGCAGCGTCGCACCCCAGTTATCGAGGGTCCAGTCTGTTGCCGTGATGGGCGTCCCAGTCTGCGCAGACCCGACGGAGCCCGTACTGTAGCCTCCAGACCCGTAGGTTCCGATGCTGTAACCAACTGATGTTGGCTGCGGACCAAGAGAAATATAGTAGAGCAGCTCGACGTCGCCGTCGTTCATCATGGCTGTCGCTGATGCCGTCGCCAATTGATCAACAGCGATGGTGAAGGCATTGGTGCTGACGATGGTGGTGGCCGCGTACGTGCCTAAAATGGTGACGCCGCCCACTGTCGTTTCGATTGGGAAATTGATTTTCCCGCCCACCGACAGCCCATGCGCTTGAAAAGTCACCGTCACCACGTTGCTGCCAGACGACGTCGCAAACCTTGGCACTGAGGCCGGGCTCGCGACGCCCCCCGATGTGTAGGTGGTGTAGGCAGACGAATTCGTGCCCTGCAACGAGAAGGTCGTTGGTGTCACCACGGTGATGGCAAACAGGCGCCCGTTGACCTCCGTCATGCCGCCGACATTGTAAATGTAGATCAGCTGATTTGAGGTGAAGCCATGCGCGGCGCTTGTCGTGACAACCGCGGGGTTTGCATTCGTAATGCCTGTGATGGCGGCGTTTGCCTGCGTGCTTGTGGCGACCCCGTTAGCGCTGGCGTCAATGCGGAAGGCGTTGGTGCTTGTGACCAGATCAATGGGATACGCACCCGAAAGAATGAGACCGCCGATAGAAACCGGCGTCTTGAATTCGACCGTGTCGTCTGTGGTTGGGTTCGTGACGTTGATGTCTGTAATGGCAACAAGCGATGACCCAGAGGTTGTGGAAAGGTTGGGGCCGCCGTCTGTTTGGTAAATCTGGGGGGTGATTTGCGTGAACTCACCGTCCGCGATGACGCCAAGGGTCGTTGTCGTGCCGACCGCAAGGCGGTCTATCTCGTTAAAATCCTGCCACGCTTGCAGCGCCCGAGGGATGCCGCCGACCGCGAACGCGTAGAGCTTCTCCCAGCCACCAAGTTTCTGCGCCAGCGCGTTTTTAAACCGGATCAATGCCGACGACGAGATGCCAGCTTGGTTGAGCGTGCTCGTGACCTCGGTGTTGACGCCGGGTTTGATTACGATGGTGCTCCACGCCATCTCAATTCTCCAGCATCTTAACGTCGTCGTCGGCGGCAGGCGGCAGCGCAGGTGCCGCAGCCTGATTGCTGAGAGCCCGAATTTGCTGGTTGATACCCATCAGTGCGTTGGCCATTCCGGCGTCGTTGGCGTTCTGAACCTCGCGGCGCAGGCTATCGATCGTCGCCGTCGTCTGCACCTGACGCCGCAACATGTCTTTTAGGTAAAGATCCTGCAGACTATCGACGCAATCGTAATGATCGACGCCCGGGGCTCCCGTCTCTGGGTGGTGCTCTAGCGTGACGCGTTTCCAAAGACGGCAATTGTGCTCGGTGACGCACTTGAAGCACGTCTCCTGAAACCCAGTCCGATGACATTTTGTGGTTTTGTCTGGGAGCATGTTTTTAATTGCGGGTCGCTAGAATGACTTTTGCCGTCCGCACGCGCATGTCGAGCGCGTGGGTGTGCCCCGATCCGCCGCCCGTGTTGCTGGTCGTAGAAATGAAGCCAATGCTGGCAGCCACCTGCAGACTGCCGCCACTGACACTGTAAAAGCCATCGTAAGTCGGGACGCTGAAACCTTGCAGGGCATGCGAGTGGCTTGGGATTTGCGCTTCCGTCAGCGTCGTTGAGCCGACTGACGTCGTCGCAAAAAGCGTCGAATACGCGACGGACCCAAATGTTGAGCCGCCGCCACTTTGCACCACCTGAAGTCCGTAATCGCTGAGCGCGACGACCGTGTATCCCGTCGGCGCAGCGCTGTTGTAAAACGTGACGACGGAGCCTGCGGGAATAATGTCTGTTTGTGCGGAGCCGACGCTGGAAATGACCCGTGGTCCGTAGGTGGTATCGACCCACATCGTGCCTCGCCGACCTTGTGGCAAGATCACCGCGCCGCCGGCGTTGCTGAACGTGACACTGAATGAAGAGTTTGTGGTCAAGTTTTCAAAGTAATAAAAGCCGCTCATCGTGACGCCCGCAGTTGGGCTGATGATGACGCTGCCGGTCAATGCCCCCGTCAGACGCAGCATGCCATTGTTGGCCTGCGTTTGTGTCAAGGACACATTCACGTTCGTTAAGGACAGAGCCGTGATGCCACCCATGTTGGCATCCATGATCTGCATAACGCCTTCGTTGAGCGAGTCGCTCGTGCCCGCGCCCCACGTGCCGGCGTTGGTGCCGGTCGCCTGGACGCTGTAGAGACGATTGGTCGTAAATGGAATGACACGCGCTCCTCTAGCTTAAAGGTACGCGGTACACACCCTCAGTGGATAACTATTCGCGCGGCGGGCATCAACACAAATCACCCACGCTGCGGGACAGCAGTCGGCTCAACTTGATGTGGTGTCCACGAGGCACCCCCAAATCGTGCCCTGGCTTGGTAAACCGAAGCAGACGCCAGAAGCTCTTTGTAGCGTGCTTCCCAGCTTCCAGGCATGTTGGGGTCGTCCGCGGCGGCGCCGTAGTTGCGCATGTAGCCCGACAGCCAAACCATGCCCGCGGCCAAATAGAGTTCTGGCAGATTGTCGCTAAGCCACGTGTTGGGGTTGCTCGCCGACAGCGCCTCCGGTTGAATTTTTCCGATAACCTCGACGCGGTACGTGGCGTCGGGCCAAGGGCCAAAGATGATCTGGGATTGGCCTCCAGACTGCGTATCCTGCGTAATGTACGCAAATTGCGTAGGCACCCCGCTGCTGGTGCTGCTGCCGTAGGTGTAATCGAGAACGTCACGCGATACGTAGGTGAGTGCGTTGCGCGTGCCGCTGTCCGGCGCGACAGAGGCAGGCGTAATGATATTGATCCCGGTCACGATAAGAAACGTGCCGTAAGTCGTCGGCAGATTGAAGTTTCTTGATCCAGCTACGGTGCTGCCGGTGTCGTCGCGGACATTTGCCGCCATCAAATCAAGATCGCGGGTGATGCGGCCCTCCGCATACGCAATTGTGGAAGGCAAATTTGCAACGAAGTCCGCGTCAGTCAGCGGGATCATGGTGATGTTCGACCACTCGGTCGTGATGTCGGTGTAGTTCATGCTGCATGGCCTTTCGGCTGATGAATTGCGCGTGTTGTTGGTTATGGCGTCTCTATCGAGATGCTGTCGATGTGAAACTCACCGCCACCAAAGCCAAGCGGGTAAGTGTAGGCTGGGTAACTTGCCCCATGCTCACCTGTCACTGCAATGATACCCATGTCGTGCGACCACGTCTTCAGTGCGTAGCCGATGCTTGAGTTGCCGTACGTTGTCGCCTTGCCGGGATTGCACCCCATCGCCATCCAATCGCCCGGGTCCGTCGAGAGCGGGATCACGCAGTCGACCCACCCCTTCGAGGCCATGATGACAGCGTCGTTGCCGTTGCGAACATACGGCCTGTTCACACCCATCTGTTCGCAAATCAGGTTGCGGGTCTGAAACCAGTTCGCGTAGCCTCCAAGGCCATTGCAGGCGGCGGGATCGTAGGTTTGGATCCACCAGCCAAGGCGCGTCGATCGCGGCAAGTAGAACCCGTATTGATAGCCAGGGCCCGCGACGGCGCGGCAGCGCAACCGAACGACGGCGTCGCGCAGGTCTGCGGCCGGGATGTTGCCCACGCGGCCCAGCGGGTCGACCATACTGGTCGCATACCAGACAGACACAAGGTTCAGCCAGCCTGCGAGCCCGGGCGTCGTGTGGTTCCCATCGGGCCACCACGCTACCCCGGGGCCGCCAGCGGAGGCCGCCGTCTGCACATTATTGACGGCGCGCGGCGCCATCTCGACGTAAACGGGGTTTTGGTTGTAGAGCGCGAGAGGGCGCGGTTCGCCAGACAGAAAGTCGCTGGAAAAGATGATTGGCATGGATCTGGATCTCGATTGGGACGAGCACGAGACGCAAACGCTTCATCTGAGCACAAATTAAAGCGCCGAAGCCGCAGTCCAGAAGGCATCGATTTGGTCGGCATTCCATTCGAATGCCGAGGCGAAGACAGCAACCAGCGGATGCTTGCGGTCGAACTGCGTTGCCCCTGAGAGCAGCATGCGGGCTGCAAACTGCTTGTCGGGCGGCAGTTGCGCAATGAGCGCATCGAGCGCCGCCGGGATGTCGCCGGGGCCGACCGCCGCCAGCGCCTCATCCGTGGTGATGATGCCGAGCACAGCGAGTTGCTGGAAGAATTGGCGGTCGCTGATTACGTCCGGCACGGGGGCTTTTGGCACGTAGGCGTCGATCACGGCTTGTGCCGCCAGCCTCTGTGCGTCCGTCGCCTCGTCCTTAAAACTGCATGCCCATGTGCTCTTGTCGTCGAGATCGCCAAAGGCCATGCCTGTGATGGGCGCCACCGCGCCCACCGCTTCTGTCACTTGCGCTGGGATAAGATGAGAAACCGGGGGCATGGTCATTTCACGATCATGAGCGTGTAACCTGTGTAGCCGCTAGCATAGTTTCCTGTGCCGCTGTCTCTACCGCCCTGCAGTGTTGCGGTGTTGAGGCCCGCTTGCGGGGCATAATATCCTCCCGTTGATACGTCGCTGTAGTAATTCGAAGCGGCAGACACGCCAAAAAAGGCACAAGCATTTCCGGTTGCGTAGGTGCCGACTGCAACACCAAAACCAATGCGCGCGTAAACTGCGACGTTGGCGGAAGCGTGGTAGATCATAACCGTCGTTGCGCACGAAATGGTTTCATCCGCCCAGTGGAGGAACGCCGTGCGTAAGGTTGAACTGATTTCAACCCACGGGCTGCTGCTGACAGTGAGAAGACCGCCAGAGTTGACGGTCAGAGCCGCACTGACCCGATTGTAGTATGAAATCACCCACCGCGCAGTCGCGCTATCCGCAAAAGTCCCAGGCGTGCCGGCGTCCATGTAGACCATGCCGACGAGCGAACGTGTCGCGTCGCCAGTCTTGATCTTGATGCCAAATGTGGCGTCGCTGGTAGGCGCCGTCGCGCTCGCTTCCAACGTCATCGTGCCCGAACTCATGTAGGCGTAGATGTAGTAGAGCGTCGCCGCCGTCAGACCCGTATTGGCCAATGTCGGGCCTGTCGCCGGGATGACCTCATTCTGGCCGTTGATGAACAGGTACTGGCCGTTGTAGCGATTGAGTTGGATCTGCGTGGTGCTGACATAATCCAATCGGCACTGCGCCTGCGTCACAAGAGGCGTTCGTGCGCTAACTTGATAATTTGTGCCATCTGACGTGACGCAGGCGGATTGGCCCTTGGTCAAAACCAGAGTGGCGTTGCCACCAATTGTCGAGGTTGTCGGCGTGATGGTGACGACGCCAGCGCCGATATTGCGGAATGTCACAAACCAGCCAGCCTGGAAGGCACTGGCGGCCCCAGCCTGCGGCAGCGTCACGGCGATCGACGAAGCGTTGCTGAAGGTCACCAGACCGGCGCGGTCGCTGTCGAGTACCGTGTACGTGGTGCCGGTCTGCGCGTTGACGACCTGCGTGCTGGACAGCGTCCCGGTTGTTGTGATGGCGCTTCCGGGGGGCGCTCCCGTGATGGTCGATGTGAGGCCGCTTCCCGGCGTCAGGCTGGTGACGGTGCCCGTGCCGCCGACGGCAACCCACGTCAGAACGCCAGCGCCGTCCGTGGACAGCACGTAGCCGCTGGTGCCCGCATCCGGCGGCAGCGTCAGCGTCGTCGCCGCAGTCGCCAAATTGGACGACTGAAGTGTCGCTGGGAAGGCGCCCGCCGCCGTATTGGCCAAGATCAATTGCCCGCGGGTCGTTTGTTGAACGCCGAGCGTCGGGCTTGTCGTGATAGACGGCACGCCGCTGCTGTTGGCGTTGAGGATGCCGCCATTGGCGGTCGCCAGCCCCGCGATGGTGTTAGCCGACGACGAATAAAGCAGCTGATTGATGGTGGTCGTGGCGGGATAAGTGGCCGTCGACCACGCGGGTGCAGCCGACGACCCCGACATCAGGATCTGATTGGCCGTTGCTGTTCCTGACAAAATGGCCATCGCGGTGGCCGTCGAATACACAATGCCGCCATTCGAGGCGGTGAGGGACGCTGCCGTGCCGCCTCGGGTGAGGGCCAGCTGACCCGTCCATCCCAAGGTCAGAGACGTAGCCGCGAGCAGCGCCGAGCCGGGCGTGCCGCCGAGGGTCAGCGTGACGTTGGTGTCATCGACCTTGGTGAGCGCCGCCGAGGTGATGCCAATGGCGCCCGTGGTGGTGTTGAGCGTGATCGGGGCCGTCGCGCTGACTGCAAACGTGCCTGACGCATTGGGGAATGTGAGGGTCGGCGTGCCGGCCGCGGCCTGCGGGGTGATCGTCACGACGCCAGACGTGTTGCCCGCAAAGGCTAGCGTGCCAAGCGTCGTGCCTGCGACGCCAAGCGTTGGGGTCGCGGTGGCGGTAATGGTGTTGTCTGTCCCGGAGGCGAGGATAGTGCCTGCGGCGCTGGTCGCAGGGTAGGTGCTGGTTGACCACGAGGGCGCGGTGCTAGATCCAGAGCGGATGATCTGCCCCGCCGTCGCCGTGCCGGATAGGATGGCCATCGCGGTGGCCGTCGAATACACAATGCCGCCGTCCGAAGCGGTCAGGGACGCCGCCGTGCCACCACGCGTGAGCGCAAGTTGGCCTGTCCAGCCAAGGGTCAGAGAGGTGGCGGACAGTAGCGCCGTCGTGGGGGATCCTCCCAACGTCAGGGTCACATTGGTATCGTCAACCCTGGTCAGGGCCTGCCCGATGGCGGCCGTCGCCGTCTGCCACGTTGGCAGATTGCCCGCCCCATTGGAGACCAGCACTTGGCCGCTTGTGCCGACACCCGCGAGGCTCTGTAACGAGCCCGTGGAGGTCGTGCCGCCTGCCAGAAGCGCGTAGGCCGTGGTGGTTGCGACGCCCGTGCCTCCATTCGGGACGGGCAGGATGGAGGTGCCGACTGTCGCCGTCTGCGCAAGGTCAATCGACCCGAATGCCAGCCCTGTACCTGCCCCATCGACCCGCAGTATCTGGTTGGCGGTGCCAGCGATGTCTGCGACGTCGGCCGTCGCATTGGTGGCGTTGCCGACCACAGACACGGCCACGCTCTGCCTGAATTTGGCGTTGGTGACGGCGTTGGCTGCAATCGTGGTCGCGAAGCTGTTGGCCGACCATGTGACATCGCCTGTCGCGGCCGCCGTTCGCAAACTGCTGCCAGAAAACGCAAGCGTCGCGCCGAGAGTAACCGACGTTGAGGTCGTGGCGCCGCCTGTCGGGTTGGCAGCGATGGAGAGCGCATCCAGCGTGATGGAGTTGTTGATCCACGCCGTGTCGTAGTTCGTGCTCGAATTCTTGGCGAGCACCTGACCTGTGGTGCCGCCTGCTGGCACGTTGCCCGCCGCCAGCGAGATCTGAGACGCGGTCGCCGAATACGTCAGGCCATCAGCCGCCCGCAGAACAACAAATTTGTCGGCCGTCAAATCCAATGCCGGAGACGCTGTCAGCGTGCCGATGGCCTTCATCGAATTGGCGAACGTAATAGTCTTAGGAAGGCTCGTCGCGGCCTGCTGGATAACGTACTGGTCAGCGGCGGCCTGCGTGGTGGCAGCGAACAGAACGCTGGGGTCGAAATTGATCGTCACGTCGGTAGCGAGCGTACCACCGCCGCTCAGTCCGACACCCGCATCTATCCGGCGGGTAGTTGGCACAAACCCCGTGGCTGTACCTGCGATAAGAGAGGCCTTCGCGCGCTTCGTGACGCCGCCCTGGTCCAAGGGAATATAGTCGTCCCCTGTGACACTGATAGCAACAGGCAGATTGCCAACATTGATGTTAGCCATGACGTCTCCACGCGCGAAGGCAATTTGTCTTTACGCGGCGGACATCTCCTCTGCATGCCCATTCGCCTTGGGCGTGCTCAAATCTGGTTTATCATCAGCGGCGTCACTGGCCAACTTTTCTGTGAGCGCGCTCACTTCGGCGGCCAGCCGCTCAATCTCACGGGCGGCTTCCTGCAAATGAGCCCCCAATTGCACGCACTCGTTCTGCGAGGCGTTGCGTTGGTTGATCGCAGCCTGCAGCATGTCGTTGAGCTTCTTAATTTGCTTCTCGTGATCCGTCATAGGGTGGCTTCCTAGAGAGTGATGGAAAGCCCCAGCTGATTAAACTGAACCGGATTGCCGAGGCCGATGGACGGGGACGCACCTACGGCGCCTTCCATCAGCAGCGTGCCGTGCGTTGCGGCGTCATAGATGCCAACGTATGTCACGTTGGTCTGCGCGGCCGACGCTGATGTGAGGACGATGTAATCAGGATTGGTAGCCACGCCGCTCGACGTCGTCAACGCGCTCGCGATGTTTGTCCGCGTTGCTGAGCCAGTGATGCTTTGCAGCACCGATACGCCCCCTTGCGAGGGCGCGCCAAGGAACAGATCAAGGTACGCCACCGCAACGCTGCCGCCTGGCGCAGAGATCCGACACGTCAAGACCGACGCATTGCCAGCGTCTCCCGGATTCGGGAAGTTGGTGATGATCGGCTCGTTGCTCTCGGTCGTGATGATCTCTTGGCCGTCAGTCGTGGTCAGCCAATTGGTTTCATCCACGGTGTAATTTTCCGGGCGCACGTTGTAGAACGTCGGCGGATCGGGCGGGATGATCAGAAGCTTTTGTTGGTATGAAATCGAGTCAAAACACCTCGGGCAACGTAATAGCTGGGTGTTGATAGGCGTGCTGCCGCCGCGGAAATCGTACTGGAAGCCCATGCTGGTGCCGTTCCACAAAAACCCGCAGGTCGAGCACGTCGTCAATGGGCCCGCGTGTGGGTCGCGGCTGGCATACTTTGGGTATGGGCGGTAGGTCACAGGTCACCATTTATTAAGTCAGTTAATTATTGTAGACGCTGAAATCCGGCTGGATGTAGAGACCAACCGAGTCCTGCGTGTCCGTGTTCTGCGAGATCGCCAGCGCTTCCATGTAGTCCTGCTTGCGCATCATTTCCTTGTCGGGGGCGTAGATGCGCGCCATACGGTAGGCAAGCCCCGCGACGTAGGTATCAAGGTAGATGTAGGGCAGATCCAGCGTCGTTCCGTTGCGCTGGCTGGCGTCCTGGATCTGGGTCAGCATGCGGACGTGCGCCACGTAGGTGGCGTTGCCGTCGGGCACCTGCCAGAACTTGATGGTCGGCTGCAAGGTCTTGAACACGACGTAGGACGTCGGGGGGGCCTGCTGCAGTTTGTTGGCCTGGGAATCGTATTCGAACAGCGAGAGTGCCCCGAGCACGCGGTCGGTTGACGTCTGCGACGTGCCTCCAGTTGGGGTGGTTGTCAGGTAGATATCTTGGACTGCGATCATTCGCGCGGGCAGGTCATATTCCACCTGCCCCTCCACGAGAGTGATGTCGTAGATCTCTGACGACCACAGGTTGGGCTGATTTCCAGCAATGCTGACCTGCAGCAGATTCGCCTCAACCGCCGCGTCCTGCAGATGCTGCACCGTCAGTTCCGTCCGGCGCAACCCGATCCGGCTGAACGCCACCAGCGTCAATCCGGAGGCGGCAGATTGCGAAAATGTGTACGTGCTCGTCGTGGTCATCCCGCGTCCTTAAGCCCACGCTGCTGCGTTGATCTGATCAATGGTTGTGATGGTCTCTGCATCAATGGCGTCAGAGACGGATTTTTCGACGGAGAAGGCGGCTTGGACGTGCATGGCGACGGCGGAGGCCAGAGCCGTGACGGAGGCTTGATCGAGAGAGACCCAGCCCGAAGAGGTCTTCCAATCAATGGAGCCGGTAAGGGCGCCAGCTTGGAAGGCCAGCACCGCACCAGAGAGCTTGCTCTGCGTGATGCGATCCGTAGGAATGGCCATGCCGTTGACGGTCATGCCGCCTGTTTCGACGGTGTAGCGCTTGCTTGCGGCGTAGGCTTTGAGGGCCGCCTTCAGGGCATCGCCCGTGAGCGGGACATCCTCAACGATCTGTTCAGGAGGGTTCTGGCCTGCGTAAGAGGCGAAGGCGCGAACCTTTGTAGCTTCCACTTCCTCCGCAGTGAACCCCGGATTGGTGGTCGCCCACGCTTCGAAAGCACGCTGCAGGAAGGCATTGTAATCTGCCAACAGTTCCGGGTTCGGGATGTCGTTATCGCCGTCCTTGACCGTCTGAGGCATTGCAGCATTCACGCGCGCCCTGCATGCAGCAATCGCTGCAATCTGAGCGTCGTCTGGTGTAGACAGGGTATAGGATTGACCAGAAAGGGAGATAGCATAGTTCATGGGTTAGCCTGCAAGCCAGTTGGTACCATCGGAGATGACCAGCGTCTGCACTGAGCCACCGCCCGTCACTGCTGTGCCCTTCACGGGCGCGGTAGCATCAGAAACGATAGCCATGGCGCCAGCGCCTGCGGTGGCGGCGGAAGGAAGGCTGGCAACAACAGTGCGCAGCACCTTGAACCAAGTATCAGCACCGTCATTTGCAAGACGAGCGCGGATGCCTACACCATCGCGCTTGAGCGCGGGGAAAGAAGACGTTGTTCCCCATGTGTACATTCCGCTGTTGCCGTCGATGACGAACGAAAACCCGCTATTGTAGGCAAATGTCCATGAACCGGCATTTGTGACCCCATAATTTAAGGTATCCGCTGTGTTGCCTTCAATTTTGATTCCGCGTTGCAATCCCGTCCCAGCTTTGCGCGCACCGATGGTCAGAACATTAGACGACCACGAGAAAATGCCGACCTCGTAGTTCGAGGCGTCGGTGTAGGTGTTGTAGACGTTGAACGTCTGCGCGTTTGTCGAGTTACGCAGGGCGAGCGTGTTCGCCGCGTCGCGGGCGAGGATGACGTCGGTGGCAGTGCCGAAGAGTATCGATTTGGTGTTGTCGCTTGCGCCAACAAAGACATTCCCGCCTGCGGCGACGGCGGAAGATCCTGTCGTTACGATGCCACCCGATGTGAGCACCCCAATCAACGTGCCAACACCCGCTTTATTCACCTTAAACTGACTCGTTCCCCCCACCTGCAGGTCCATCAGCAGGGAGGCAGAGGCAGAGGCTGTATCCGTGACGTTGAGCTTCCAGCCGGTGAACGTGACGCCGGAGTTGTTCCACGTCACCGAACCATTGAGCTGCGGCGCGTCGGCCGTGATCGTGCCCTGCGTCAAGGTGATGTACGGCGCCGACATCGACGTCGAGCCGATGAAAGCCGGCGCCACAACGGACGTGCCGAAGTAGCCCGTGCGCGGGCGGTTCGTGCCCGACGAACCGATGTCAATCGTGTTGTCAGAGACAGCAAGGAAATTGCCACTCGTTGCCTCGATAAACCAGCGCGACGTGTTGTTTGTTTGAAACACGATGGCGCGGCCGCCGCCGGTTCCAGACTTCTGCGTCGAGATATAGAAGTCGTTCGAGAACCACCCAAGGAAGGCGCGCTCGTAGTTCGAGGCGTCGGTGTAGGTGTTGTAGACGTTGAACGTCTGCGCGTTTGTCGAGTTACGCAGGGCGAGCGTGTTCGCCGCGTCAGAGGTAAGTGTTGCTGCTCCAGACGTTGCGTTGGAAAGCACCAGCGAGCCGGTTGACGTCGCAGCGACTCCCAGCGTCAGTGTCGCCGTTCCGTTGAACGTGAAGCCCGCCGCTCCACCAAACGCCCCAGCATTATTGTACTGGACCTGACCAGAGGAGCCGCCCGGAGTTCCACCACCGCCAGCAGCCGCCCACGTCGTAGATCCATCCGTGTTGGCATAGATGGTGGTCGAGGACGTACCGTCTGAGCGCAGATAGATAGACCCCTGCGCCGCCGACAGCGTCGGGGCGCCAGAGCCAAAGAAAATACCGTAGTTGCTCGTGGATGAGAACTTAATGCCTGAACCCGTCGTGCCACCGGCAGGAATAGCCGTGCCACTGTAGGCGGTCAGAGCGCCTGTCACAGACAACGATGTGCCGGTGGCGGCCCCAAGGACAGGCGTGACCAGCGTGGGCGACGTTGAGAATACGAGGTTGGTTGACGTGGCGCCAGTCGCGCCAGCTGCCGTGTAACCCGTGATGTTGTTGAAGGCCGTGATGCTGGCAGAGCTTGCATTCGTGCCGCCGTTGGCAACCGGGAGAACGCCGGTAACGCCCGTTGTAAGGGGAAGTCCGGTCAGGTTTGTTGCAACGCCAGAGGCTGGCGTTCCTAGCGCCCCGTTGAACGTGACAAACGCACCCGCGCTGCCAACGTTGACAGCAAGAGCGGTCGCGACCCCCGTGCCGAGTCCTGAAACGCCGGTCCCAATGGGAAGCCCCGTCGCATTGGTCAGCGTGGCAGACGAAGGCGTTCCCAGAGCCGGCGTGACAAAAGTCGGAGAGGTCGCGCGTGCCACGGCGCCCGTGCCCGTGTTGGCCGTGACCGCGACCCCGGCAATCGAAAACGAATTTCCCGTTCCGGCCGTGTCAAATGTCTTGTTGGTCAGCGTCGCGGTGCCGCTCGCGATGTACGTAAGCCCTTGGCTCCAGGTCCACTGGACGTTGGCGCCACCCTGCAACCCCACAACGATATCCACACCAGCAATCGTTGTGCCGGATGGAAATGCAGACCATTTGACGTCAGCCATGGGCGATCATTCCGTTATCATGACGTCACCGGTTTCGGTGATCATTCTGTCCGTAGCTTCCGTGATCATGACAGAGCCCGTGGGCGGCGGCGTATTGACTTGGATCGTCAGCCCAGCGCCGCCAATGGGCGTCTGGAACTGCAAGCCTTCGCCAAACGCGAGCCCCGTGCTGCTGTCAATGAGACCACCCATCAGGACCAGGTCCCAACTTGCCTAAAAGTTGCCCGCACCGTACCCGTGCCACTGTTGATCACCACGCGTGCGAAGATAGGGGTGTAGGCATAGTTGCCTTGCGCTGTCGCCGATGCCGCAACAAATGCCGCATCAGGGTGATTGACCCACACCACGCCAGCCGGATTGTTGTAGATATTCCGCGATGGATCGTTTGGATCATCCATGGTCTGCTGGATCGTGTAGTTCACGGTTCCGGACACGCTGGCCTGGATCGCCACCTGCGCAGCAGCCGAATAGTCATCGAACCGCACCCAGTCCGACGACGCCACAGTGTTCGTGCCAATGGTCAACGTAGAGGCGACCGCCGCGCTGCTGGCAATGCTGGTCACGGTCTTGTAGCTCAGGACGGACGTAGCCACGCCCGCGTTGGCGCCCGCCAGGTTCTCACTGATCGGGTTGTTGGCCCAATCCGTACCTGAGATCGTAAACGTGTTCGATGAATCGTCGCCCGCCGACGTGATGATCACCTGCCGGGCGTAATCCTGCGTGGCCGTCCCGTAGTGGCCAACGGTAATCGCGCCCGCAGTTCCGGCCGAGGCCGTGATGCTGATGATCTGCTGGTATTGGTAGATGCTGGAGACCGTAGACGCATTGGGCCCAGTGATGGTCTCCGTCACCGCCACGGGCCCGCCCGCAGCCGTGAACACGTAGCCGAGCACGGTGAACGTCTTGCCGCTCTCGTTGGAGCCACCTGTAATGTAGATACGGGAGAGTGACGGCAGGTAGGCAATTGCGGTTCCCGTCTGGACGCTGCTGGCCAGCGTGCCGTTGAGCACCAGCGCGCCCGCGCCGCCCGGCGTCTGCGAGGCGCATACGCTGTTGGCCACGAACGAGCCCGACGCGCCGTTGAGCACCAGATAGTTCGTGCCCGCAATCGCAGCCTTCTGGCTCAACCCGAGCTTGGTTGCAGACGCAGCGGCCAGGCCGCCGACGGTGACTGTGATGGGGCGGCTCATATCACTTCAGCCCTTTCAACGTCTTGGCCAGGTTCGCTTGGCGGCGCACCTTCGGATTGGACGAATGCTCTGCCTTGGCCAATTTCTTTGCCGAGATTTTCTCGCCAGCCGGAATGCCAAGAGACTTGTGCAAGCCGCCCGGATTTTTGCCGACCGCGGCCTTGATCCAGTTCTTGCCAGTCATCAGTCGCAATCCTTGTCCCGAGCGACACGGCCGCCGCGCTTGCGGTCTTCCTTGCCTTCTTCCGCGCGGCCACGTTCAATCTCTCTGGCTTCCAGTCTTTTCCCCGTAGCCGAAAGCGCCCCGGTGCCGGCCATCAGCGCGTTAGCACCAAATAGCGCCTTGCCGACCTTGGAGCCTTTTGTCAAACCGCCCAGCATGGCGGCGACACCGCCGTTAAAGATAGCTCTCTTCTGATCGTCAGAAGCGTCTTCGCGCAACTTCGCGGCCATCTTCTTGCTGTCCTCAGACAGCGTCACGCCGCCGTCCGCGCGGCACACCCGACCGCCCGACGCCCGCGCCGGACGATCCAGCCGCGGCTTCGGCTTGTTGCCCTCAACGTCAATCCCAGACTCGCCCGCATACGGCGCGTTCTTCGCCTCGGCCTCCGCCTTCGTGAAAGCCTTCGATGTCCGGTTCTGCCGAGCAATAGAATGCCCCGCAACTGTGCGCATCTTCGTGCGCGCGCGCATCTTGGAAAGATCCATGATCTTCTCCTGCCAAATTGTAAGGAAGACGCGAGCACACGTTTTGCTTAGCGCATAAACGGACAAACAGGAAATTTTTCAGACAGCAATTTGAAAGCAGACGGGGCGGCCCGAAGACCGCCCCGCGAAATCTTAACTGCCGTTCGTGGACGACAGGTTCTGCGCCACGCCCAGCAAACCAGTAACGGTCGCGCAGTTCGCAGCCGGCGGCATCAAGATCACCTGCAGACGCCGCGAGTTGTTCGAAGCCGTCTGCAGCGCATACGTGCCACGCACGTCGCCCGTGGTGGTCGTCGCCGGAGACGTCGTATCCGCCGCCGTATACCCCGTCGAGGCCGTGATCACCGCGTTGTTGTAAACAATGCGCAGGTCGCCAAAGTAATCCGACCGCAGCGGCAGACCGATCACGTCGCCCGTGCCCACCGATACGTTGCCGGCCGGCGTCGTGGACGGCGTCACGGACGCAATGTACTTGAAGGCCTTCACCCCCGAAGCCACGCTCGCATTCGAGCCCGTGATCACTTCCGACATCGGGTAGCCGTAGAGATCGTACCCCACCACCGTAAACGTCTTGCCGCTGTCATCCGCAGCCGACGTAATGCGCACATTGCGCGAGATCGCCTTCGTCGGGTCCCAGACGTTGTACTTCGCATCCTGCCCGTACGACTGACCCGCCATCGCCGTGTCAATCGCCAGCAGACCCGTCACCGTCGCGCCCGTCACCGCATTCGTGATCGACACGCCCACCGTGATGCCAGCACCCGACGACGACACCAGCGTGATCGTCGCCGCCGCAGCCTGCGTCGCCGCAATGTTCACCGCCGAAATCGTGGACGGAACCGCGTTGATCACCTGGCACCCCATGCCGTACCAGCCGTACACCGGCCGCGACGCCATCGAATTGCCAGACGGGCCGCTGCCGCTACCGGGCTTATAGGTAAACGGCGTCCGCGGATCGATCAGCGCATCACCGTGCAGCCAAAAATTCGGCGCCGACTGAGGGTTCTGGTTGGCCGAGCCCGTGCCCGTCGAGCCCAGCGGGTTCGATGGAGCCGTGACGAGCGGGCCAGAGTAAACGACTTCTGTCATGGTGCGACTAGCGCTCCTTTTCTAGGGGGACGGGAGAAGACGCGGGAACGCTATCAACTTTCGCGCGATGCCGATCAAGGTAGTCGGCTGCCGCGCGGAAGCGCGAGGGATCGTCTTTGAACTTGCCAAGCACGTGGTTACAATCACGGCACAGCAGTTCGCGAATTTCGCCGCTGCCGTGGCAGTGATCCACGGCAAGGGGCAATTTCGTGCCAAGGCGCGTTGCCGTTTCTGGCTGCCTGCAGATGGCGCATACATCGCCCTGAGCCTTTGACATGGCGGCGTACTCCTCAAGCGAAAGATCGAATTTTCGCTGAAGATGGTGTTCGCGCATCTGCGGCTTGCGCACTTTGTTTTTGTGCAAATAGTACGCGCGGCGTCCTTCTGGTGTCTTGCGATCGAATTTCGCCCGGGCTTCAACACTGAAGTTTTCGGGCCCAAGAACTGCATTTCCATCCAGCGGGACAAGCCTGCAGTGCGGATACGCCATTTCTCCTACATCGGCGGCAAAAGCCGAAAAGGCGTTCCATTCAGGAGCAACGGTGTTGTCGCGCAAGGTTCTCTTCCAAAGTCCATGCAAGAGGCTGTTGCGTGTTGAGCGCCGCGCTAGGTCATTCGTTTCTTTGCGCGGCCACTTATCAAGTGGTTGATCATTTGCGGCGGCCACCGCTTTGCCAGCCTCTTCTTTAGTCGCAAACGTGCCCAAATGCACAAATTGGTAGTCGCGCCGAATTTGAGCCGACCACTTGCCCCCAGGTTGTTGATAGACGCCTTTAATGCCGGACTTAGAGCGGGTCTTGCGCGCCGCAATAACTTCCGCCTTGGAGCGGATGTAGAGATTTCCAATTCTTAAATTGAGAAGGTTGCCGTCTCGCGCACTAATTTCGGCCCCTGGCCAAGCACCATAAACCATAAGCCACGCAAGCCGATGCGCAAGAAACACACTGCCATCAATGGATACATACCGATATTTGTTGTTTTTACCGGACACCGTTCCGGCCACGTCTCCAGCTCGGACGGCGGGGGACAAGGGGTTGCGCCATGACAGTGATCCAGTGTCAGGGTCGTAGGCGAGAAGATGCATGAGGCGATCTTGCGTGACCGTGGACAAAACGTTCTCAGCGTGACGGGACATGGGCGTTCCTTTCGATGGGCGGTCTACCGACAGAGATATGTGTATAGCCGCACCCATATCAGGACAAGGCCTCCTTCGACTTTAATTGTTAATTTACCGTGAGCAGGTCAGTTTGCGATATTAGAGGATTGGGCTGAGAGCGGTACATGCTCTCAGCCCCATTTTTGTTAGGATGTAGGGAAACTTCCCCAAATGGCTCGGGGATCGCGGTAGGAAAATGTGTAGCGCTCTCTCCCTTTATGTAGGATATTGTCCGTGACGTTGTCGATCCAGGAGTCCGCATCAAATGCGATGCGGTCGAAGTAGTGCAGGCCGTCCTTGTCGGTTTTCACGAACCACGCGTAGTTGGACGTGAGGTAATGGTAGACCATCATCTTGTCGGTGCCGGCCTCCATCATCGGGATGACGTTGGGGTCGTTGTTGCTGGTGCCGGGGCGCATTTCCGAGCGCATCAGACGCAGGGCAACGGGCTCAAGGGCTGGGGGGACGATGAGCTTGGTGGCCTTGGCGTTCACGCGCAGACCGGCTTCGTCCACGAACGTGGAGCCGATATTCACGTAGGCCTGCAGCAGGGACGACTCGTTGAGGTCCAACTGCGTGGAGAACGTGTTGGCCCATGTGCCGAGGTCGTAGGGATGCGCCGTGGAGAACAGAGCCACGCCGTCACCGCCAACGGTCGGATCGTAGGTCTGACCGTTGTTGAGAATGTTGGCACCCTGGATTTCCTTGAACTGGCTGAAGCTGTCGATCAGCTTCAGGTTCATCATGTTGAAATCCTTGGTGTACTGGTTGTCTTCAATGGCGCGCAGGGTGATTGCGTAGCCGAGCGCCACTTCGAAGGCGGTGGCGTTCCACACCCAGCGCTGGCCCATGTTGTTGTCAAAGGCCGTTGCGCCGCCTTCCACCTTCATCTGCGCGAGGCCCAGAATGCGGGTCTGCACGGCAGATTCGGTCTGCAGGGTGCTCTTGACGGTCGTAAAGATCTGCGACCACTCCTTGGGGTAACGCTCGTACTGACCCGCGACCTTGTACAGGCCCGGGAGGAGGAGGTTGCGAATTTGTGCGCTATTAGCTGCCATGTGTCAGTTTCCTTTTGGCTCAGCGGCCGTTGAGAGAGACGTGTTCGGCCTTAGATGCCGGTTGCACCAGCGCCCGTGACGTTGGCGCGGACGATGACCCAGTTGTAGGCGCCGGTTGCAGAGCCGCCGTAGGGGTTGCCCGCGTCGTTGGGCTGGGCGCCCATGAAGCCGCCTGCGCCGGGGAGACCGCCGTAGAGCTGGACGAGGCGGAAGGGGAGCGTGGCCGTGGTGTTGAGCGTGCTGGTGTTGAGGTAGGCGCCCGACTTGCCGCTGAGCGCGCTGCCGGTGCCGAGGGCCACGTCAATGTTCTGGCCGATGTCGGCGAAAGCAACGCCCGTGGCATCCGACTGGACGCGGAAGAGCGGCGGGGCGCTGCCGGTGCAGGGGATGATATCGGCGACGATGGTGTTCTGGGCTGTGGAGGCAACGTCGGCGCCGGGCCAGAAGTTATTGGGGACAAGCTTGCCCTGAGACGAACTCAGGTAATGCACACCCCAGAAGATGCCGTAGAGTTGCGACACGGCAGTGCCGGCGCTCCACTGTGACACGTAGCCGGTGCTGAGGAGCTTGACCGGGTCGCCGCGGTAGATCGGCGTCGTATCGTTGTAGGCGATTTGCGCCTGCACCATCTCGAAATTCGAGGCGGCGCCGACTGCCGACTGAATCGGCAGGAGACCATAGGGTGCGAACTGATTTGCCATGAGAGGAAGCACCTATTTGTTTAGGCGCTTCTCTGGCCGCTGCGTCATCCGCAACGGGAAAGAGACCAGCGCCGTTTCAGGAACGGACGCACTCCCAACTTACGTCGGGGGCGTGGGCTGCTGGTCTCCGCTTAGGCTTTCACCTTACTCAACCGGCGTGGCCGGTGGGAGATTACTTTCCCGGGGCATTGGTCGCCCTCCCATCTCTGTTGTTGGAGATGGTTCGGTTTCGGGTACGCCAATGAACACTGTGCGGATGGTTATCCATGCGCAGGTGTCAAGCGTCAATAAAATTAACCACGCATTTTTTGAATTTCCGGCAAGCAAGCCAAAATGTGTGGCGTGGAAAACAAAAAAGGCGCCCCGAAGAGCGCCTTTCTGCGTTTCGCGTCTCGCACACGCGTCACTCAGGTCATTCAATCCGCTGACGTTGACCGGGCGGATAATCGACAACCTCGCGCGTAGTCCGGATGCCGGACATCCGGCGGGCCGCGTCGTCAATCTCGACTGTGGACGTGCCGCCGGTATCCAGACGGCTGTACTGGTGCTTGGCGGTGCCGACCCGTTCGTCCGCGCGGCGCTTTTCGTCCAGAAACGCTTCCTCGGTCAGAACGGCCGAGCGCTCCATAAGCATCAGGCCCTTGCGGCGAACGGGGCCCTTCATTTCCTTGCCTTGGTCGTCGTAGACGGGCGCGAAGACGCCGGGGTAGCTTTCGTACATGACGGGCTCCCAGCCGACCTGCATGAGCTTGCTCATGTAGAAGGGGTCGGTTTCGCCGCGGTTGCTCTCGCGCTTCCATTCCCAGGACCAGCCGGCGGGGGGCAGGTGCGGCGGGATGAAGAACTCGTCCACGCCGGTTTCGGCGCCTGCACGCTGGATCGGCATGCCGGCACGGTTGTAGGCAACGGCGCGGCCTGGGATGATGGGTCCCGTGTTGACGGCCTCGCGGGCTTCGGCGCGCGCGGGTTCGCGGTCGGGCGGCGGGGCGGCGGGGGCCTGTCGGGCGGGCTCAGCGGCGGCAGGACGGGCGGTGCGGGTGGCCATGGGCAGTGTCTCCTAGGAGAGGCTGAGGGGACGCAACAGAAAAGGGGGTTAGCCGCGGCTGAACTTGCCGTCGGCCTGTGCGCGCTTCAGATCCTGGCTGTACTGATAGCGCGCGGCGTTCTCCGACCAGGCCGGGAACTTGGCACGCGTTTCCGGGGAGAGGTCGTTGTACGAGGGGTAGAGATCCGGGGCGATGCCATACTGCTCCCGGGTCAGCGTGATCTTGTTGGCCGACGACGACGGCTGGGCGGGGCGACCGCGCGTTACGGGAGCCGCCACCGTCGTGCGCTTGGCCGGTGTTGCGGCCGGGGCTTCCTCTGCGTCCTCGTGGGTCTCGGGCTCTTCGTTCACGGCCTCGGCCTCCGGCTTGGGTTGCTTGCCCAAGAACTTGGCGTTCAGGGCCTCAATGAACTGGTCGCTGTTGAGGGGCATTTCCTCCACGACCTGGAAGTTGTTGGCGAACGCCAGAAACTTCTCATGCATCTTGCGGTTGGTGACGAACTCGCGGTTGTTGTCCAGCCAATCCGCAAACTTGCTGCCCACCGCCTTGCGCTGCGTGGCAATCCAGTCGTCGGGGGTCTGCTGCTTAGGAGGTGCTGGGTCTTCTTTCTTGGCTTCCGGCTGCGGCGTGCGTGACGCGATGTCAACATCCCGGGCCGCCAGCCGCTGTTCGTGTTCCAGCGTCGGCAGTGCGTTCTTGAGGGATGAGATTGACGTTTCCGCCTTGGCAATAGCGCTGGTCCACTTCGAGATTTCTTCGGCGTTCTGCGCTTCCAGCGACAAGGCCAGATTGCGCCGCGCCACTTCGGCTGTCGTCTCCCAGTGGTTGATGGAGTCGGTCACATGGTCCAGTTCCGCCTGCACCTTCTGCGCATGCGCGTTGACCGCCGCGTAGTGCAGTTTGTGCGCGTCCCGTTCGGCCTTCAGCCGTGCCTCACGCTCCTGCGTGCGGTCACGGGCCAAGGCTTCCGCCTCTTCGCGCGCCTGCCGCAGGGCTTCCTGCGTCGCTTCGTAATCGGCATCGCTGAACTTGGGCTTGGGAACCGGGGGGGCTTTCTCCACCATCTCCTTGGCCACAGGAGCGGCCTTGGCTTCGGCCGGCATCGCCTTTGGCATGCCGTCGGCATCCTGCCCCATCTCCATACTGTCGGGGGCGATCTCCACGAGAAGGTCGCTGAAGTCGTCGTCAACGGGGATGGGTTGCGTGTTGTCAATCATGACGGTGTCCGTGGTTGTTGAAGGTCAGAGGAAGCGCAGGCCCGGTCAGTAGATCGAATCGGCGGCGGCTTCATCTGGAAGGATCATGCGGACCAAGCTGGAAGACACCGTGCGGCAAGAATGGCCATTGATGCCAACCTCTCGCGTGTCGCTGGTGTGGAACACGACGTAGTCGCCAACCTTGGGAACGGTGCCCTTGTATTCGTAGGCCCCTTCGTACTTGAAGGCGCTTTCGCCAAGCTTCAGAACGAGGCCCACCTTGCCCTGCCAGCGGTCCTCGTCCACCGATTTGTCGGTGAGAATGATGCCGCCAGCGGTGCGGCCCATCTTGACGTAGGTCGCCACCAAGACGTCATCGCCAAGCACGACGAAGTCGTCCAGCTTGCCAATGTTCTTGAAGACCAAGTCCTTGAATGATGTTTTCCCGTCCCGCTCTGCCAGCTTTTGAAGATCAATCTTCATGCGGCTGAGAATGGGGGACTTGAGAAGCGTGCTCATGGTTGCGGACCCTCAGGTTTCGGACGGTACGCAATACAAGCCAAATCAGTCGTCACATCTTGCGAAGTTCATCCTCTACGTCTTCGCACATGCCGAGAATATCGTGCAGCGCACGAATGTAGCCGACAGCGCTACTATAGTTGAGCGCTGTGGCATTTGCGTCACCGGGGACGAGAGCGTTGCCCGTACCGAGGTTGTGCCGGTTGATCTCAATGAGGGTGTCAACCTTCTTGGCCAACAGGCGCAGGGCGGCGGTATCAAGGGTGAGTGCGGCCATGGCGGTTAGCGCGTTGCGCCCTTGGCCTTGGTTGCCTCATCCAGCGTGCACCCGGCAAGATCGGGGGTGTACATGGGGGCGCCGAGCCAGCGGATGGCCGGAAGGCACTGCCCAAATGGGGCCTTTGGGTGCGCCTGCTTCCAGCCGGGACAGTTGCCGCAGCAGTCGCGATCCTTCGGGTGAACGGCAACTGGGTCTGGCGCTAGGACAGGATGGCTCGGGATGTAGGCTTCCCGAGCCGGCGGTTCTTGTACAGGGGCGGGGGCAGTCGCAGCGGTCTTAGCCGTCATGCGTCACTTTCCCTTCTTGGCCTGCGCAGCGGCTTTCTGCAGTCGGCCAACCGCTGAACCGGCGCCGGCCTTGATCTTCATGATGGACTTCTGCGGCTTTGGGGCTTTGGACATGGGGCAGTCTCCGTCAGGTTGGGGTTAGGACTTCTTCTTCGCGTCGTGCGCCTTGATCATCTTGTTGAACAGCGCCTCGTCTTGGGCCTTGTCGTCGTGCACGCGACCACCGCTGGCGCGCATCGGCATGCCGGGCGGGGGGGCCGGAGGCGGCATGGGGCCGGCGCCGGGGGGCGGCATCGGCATAGCGTCAGGTGCGGCGGGTTTGCTGCCGGATGCAATTACGATGTTGACCGTGGTGCCTTTCTTGCCGGCGTCCTTCTTGCCCTTGCTGCGGCCGGGTTTATCCAGACGGGCCTTCGGCGCATCGCCCTCCACGGCGGGGCCCGCCTCAACGATACCGCCGCTCGCGTACTTGCGCGGCGCGTTCTCGGCTTTCTTGGCCATCTTCATGGACCCCATGGCCCCGATGCGACGGAGCTTAGGGGATTGGCCCATCTTGGACCGCATGGGAAGCTTCATGGGAACCGCGCCGCGTGGCGCCCTCTGGTTTGAGTTGAGATACGCGGCACAGTCAGCACGTCAATTGGTATAGGCGCGTTCCTGCCGACGCCCAAGAAGATAATCGTGCAGGATTTGATCCAACTGCGCCCTGTAGGCGGCGTCTTCCACAACGGCCTGCGCGATGTCGTCTTCAGAGGGGGCTTCGTAAGGCCGGATGACGATGATCTCGTCCGGTTCAATGACTGTCTCTTCGTCGCGCACGGGGCCGCCGGCTGCCATGGACGACAACCCGAACGGCGCGGCGGCGGGGCGGTGGTTGTTGTCGGCAGCTGGCGCGATGATGTCTTGAAGCTTTGCCATCTCCTGGCTTGCTACTCCCTGCGACTCCGGGTGCACGAAGGCAGCGTTGACCAGTTTCAGCGCTTCAATAGACTCCTTGCTGTTCAGTTCGGCATGCTTCTGGTGCGCGTCAACGGCCAGCTTCTGCGCGTTCTGGTCCAACTGCTGCTGTTTGAGGTCAAGCGCACGCGCCTGAAGCGGGTCAATCTGGCCCTGATCCAAAGCCGTTGCCTGTCCTTCGGCCATCTTGGCGGCTGCAATCTCCTGATCCGATTGCAGTTTGGCGGTCGCGCCTTGGTGCTTGAGAACCACGTCAAGACGGCGGGTATCGGCATTCTTGTCGTCAATGCGCAGCTTCTCGACCTGCAGCGGATTGAGCGGCGGCGGCTGCATTGGCGGTTGCTCGGGCAGGAAGTCCTGTTCAATGTCGTCAATGCGCACCATGGCGGCCCAACGGGTCAGCACGCGGCGCATGTCAAACACGCCGGGGACGGCCAGAGCCGTCTGCAGGTACGTGCTGGCTTTGGCCAAGCGATGCATGTGCGAGGGCACGTTCGGGTCTGACGCAGGCGTCAGGCTGCAATGCTTGGTGGCCTGCTCCCAGCGGCGCATGCGCGTGGCGGGATCGGCGCCCATGGCCGGGCGTGGGTTGCCGGCCCACAGCGGTTCGGGGTTGTCCTTGAACAAGGAAAACAGCAGTTCGAACTCTTCGCGCTGCGCCGCATATAGGGCCTTGTGGACGCCGCCTTCAATGCGGGTGGCCTGGTCGATGGCCGCCAGCACGCTGCCCACGGGCGCGTTGATGACGCCTTCTCCAGTCGGTGATTCGGCCATGCCGCCGTAGCGGGCCGCTTGCTCCCGCGTCTGCGACATGAGCGCGACCATGGCCGCCGACACGTCCTTGTACGGCAGCGGCATAACGGCTTTGGTGATGTCGTTGCCGGTGGCAGAGACATCGATCGGTGCGCCGCCGCCCGGTGGCACGCGGAACTCGTTTTGAAGCTGGCGCCCCATGGGCTTGGCAAACAGGAAGCCCGGGAACGAGGCAAACATGCCCGCGTCGATGCACTCGCGCAGCATCGCGGTAAGCGCGGTGGTGTAGTTGCCGAGCTGGTGCAGCAGGCCTTGGCCGTAGAAGCCAAGCCCGGTGACATACGGGAACAGCACGAAGGGAATCTTGGCCTTGGGAAGCTTGGCCTCTTCGCCCTCTTTCGGCTTATCCCAGTTGCGCTTGATACTCAGGATCTCTTGCGAGTCCTTGTCGATCACCACGATGTAGGGCACGGGCAGCCCCGTGGGCTCGCCCTTCTTGTCGGTGTGCTCAAAGCCTGGGATGTCCAGGTCGCAGTAGCACTCGTAGACGGTAAAGTCCTGGTCCTCGGGCCGCGTCTGGTTCGGGTTCATGCCGACGATGTCGGCTTCACTGTTAACCAGGGCGTTGTTGTGCGGGCTCGGTTGCTGCAAGGCGACGTTGCGGTATTCGCCCAGCACCTGCATCCGCTTCATGATGACCGGACTCATAGTCATCTGATGCGTGATGCGGCGGGCGTTGTGCAGGTTGGTGGCTGTGGACGGCACAATCAGATCGGAGCCGTCCACGCTTTCGGAAACGGGGCGCCCTCGCAGCGGGCAGTTGTAGATCTTCTTGAACATGCCAGAGGCATACCCGACCCACCACAGCATGTTGCGGGTGTCGGGGTAATACTCGGTCGCTGTGGCCGAGCCGCCGGCTCCGGTCAGATAAAAGTTCAGGTCTTTCTCAAGGTCTTCAGCCAGTTTGTCGTCGTCCAGCGTTTCGCTGGAATAGTTCATGACCTTGACCGGGCCTTCAGAGGGACAAAGCTCGGCAAAGGCGTTGGCCTGGAAGCGGATCACGGCCTCGTTGAGAATGCCGTCGCGCACGGTGGATTGCCCCGGCACCGCCGTAGACGACGTGCCCACAGCGCCGCCGCCTGGCTTTTCCACCTTCGTGCCCAGCAGTTCTAGGCCGTCGGCGCGCTGGGTCAGCCACTCGGAGCGGTCGCGGTCGTCCTGTTCGATCTGCTCCAGCAGGTCGCTGGCAATGCGCCCGAGCGTCGTGCGATCGATATGCTCTGCAAGGTTGTCTTCAAACTCGGGGTCGGGAAGTTCTTCCTCGCCCGTGTCAAACTCAATGGTCACGCTGTCGTCGTCGTTAACGATGGTGATGGCGGGGCCAAAGGCTGCATCCATCGTCGGCGCCGCGGCCTCGCCTTCCGGCTCCATGATGGCGCCCCCGACTTCGAACGCCGGGATTTCCTGGATCTTTTTCTTGGAGCGGGACTTGGCGGGCTTTTTGGCCATGGGCCGGTCTTTCGTGGCTCGGACGCCACGGGCGCCCTTGTTCAGTTCGCAATCAGCCAGGACTGAACAATGACGCGGCCGTTCTCTACACGAGATACAAAGATACGCCGCAGACCGTCAAGAAAACCGACATGCTCAATCGTCCAGGTTCGGCCGTCAGCGGTGACGACTTCCCCTGGACGCATAAATGGGCGGAGATGGACCACCCGAAACATCAGTTGGGGCGAGCCTCGGAGGGGACGTCACCGGCCTGGGCCTGCGGCACGGGCAGGCGGCGCACGAAGTTCAGGGCCAGCCGTTCCATCTCGGCCATGATGGCGCGCGGATCGGGGGCTGGATTGGTGCGAACGTAGGTGGTGAGGTCCGCAAGGCCGCCGCTCAAGGCGTTGGCGATGTCGCGGGGGGAAAGCATCATGGCATCGGCGTCAGGCGTGGTCTCGTCCGTCATAGGCATCCTCTTGGGTTGAACGCGACGCGGTTCCAAGATGGCTGGCACAATTTGGCGGGAGGGTCAACGCTGGTCGGCGGTTGAAACAAGAACCATGATCAGTGTAGATAGCGCACGCAACGAGCGCGGGCGGGACGGTGACGCAGCCGACTGCAAATCGGTGGTACGGGGTTCAATTCCCCGGCGCTCGTCCAGCGGCCCCTTGGTCTATCGGTATGACGACGCACTTTGACTGCGTAAGGCCCCGTTCAACTCGGGGAGGGGCTGCCATCTGTGGAGAACCGCCGCGATCTTGTAGGCGTGCAACGCCGCTGCGGTTAGAGTGGGTGCGCTGAGATCAGGGCTCAGCTCTATCCCAACTCAGGCGGGTGCCGAAAGGCCCCGCCGTTTTTGTTTGGCGCGCAAGGAAGGATTCGAACCCTCATTTTCAGCTCCAATTACGGATAACCGGGTAGAAGCCGGAACCGGCTACTTGCGCAGTCTGTGGAGCACGCCGCAGGGGTCGAACCTGCGTCCTCTGGTTTCGGAAACCAGCGCTCTATCCGCTGAGCTAGGCGTGCAAAGTGGTCAGCGCGGCTGGATTTGAACCAGCGGTTTCCTGCTTCCAAGGCAGGCGGGAACGACCAGACTTCCCTACGCGCTGAAAGGTGGAGCGCACGGCAGGACTTGAACCTGCAATCTTCGGTTCCGTAGACCGACGCCTTATCCATTGGGCCACGTGCGCGGTTTGGTGCTGGTTGTAGGATTTGAACCCACGGCCTTCGGTTTACAAAACCGCTGCTCTGTCGCTGAGCTAAACCAGCTATAATGATGGAGGATTTGCGCGCGATGCGCACAACACGGAATGCGGACGTTACCTGGCGGGTCGCCGTGGCCGTCTCGGTCGTCGTGTTGTGATCGTCGTGTCCATGGCCCTGCATGGCATGGTGCGCGAGACATTGCAAGGGCAATCTACTTAGATGGTTGGCCCGGTGGGACTTGAACCCACACAACTCGGTTATGAGCCGAGGGTGCTGACCGTTACACCACAGGCCGAAATGGTGGGTTGGGGAGGTTACGATCCTCTAGGCAGCCACCCCTCTCTTTCAAAGCCGGCGGTTTTACAGACCGCTGAGGGGAACCCTTCCCGTACTCGTCCCCGGGTTCGAACCGGGATCATGACGTGGGGTTTAAGCCCACCGCGTATACCAATTCCGCCAGACGAGTGTGATGGTGTCACGGGTCCGATTCGAACGGACACTGACCGGGGTTTGAGGCCGGGCCCTCTACCGTTGGGGTACCGTGACGTTTAAGAGAAGTGTTGCGCAAACGCGCGGGGGCTCAGCGTAAGTATCGCGAGCGCGTGGAGAGGCCGGATATGAGTGCCAATCGGTCCATGGCCTTGCATGGCACAGCGTTGTCGCTGCGTCAACCGTTGATGCTCTGCGCTTCTGGGTAAAACGTGAGCCGCATCGTGCCGGACGGCAGGCCTTGCGTGCTGATCTGCGTCCAGCGCAGGCCCTTCTGCGCGGCTTCCTTGACCGCGGCGCGCATTTCCGACTGGGATGTGACAACGGCTTGCATGTCTACGCCTTGGTCGGCTCGCTCGGTTGAGGCGTAAGCTGTCGCCCCATGGTCCAGTTGGATTGCATTCGCACACTTGGGTTCGGTGCACACCAGATTTCGCCCGTGGCGTCAATGGCCGTGACCCAAATCAGGTTGTGCTCTTGGCCGTAGTCAATGACTGCGATTGCAGAGCCTTTGCCCCGCCCCACGACGAAGACGGGGAGGGGTGGGTTCAGTTGGGTGAACATGGCATTCCTTCAGTCAAAGGGGATCACGACATCGCCGTCGCAGGTGTTGCACACCAGCACGTCGTATTCGCTGGTGCCGGGCACAGAGCGCATGGGGCTCATTTGAGCGCGAAGAATCCAGCACTTTGGGCACGTGTACTGGTGCATGCCAAGCCGTGGACGGTAAGCCTGCGCACGCTGCGATGCCTCTTGGGTGGCTTGCCCGCGTGCCATCCAAACGGCTTCCTGCTTCAAGGCGGTGGCTGGGTCCATCATCGCGATCCTGGGTAAAGTGGGGCGGTTTGCGGCCGGTATTGTGCGGCCATTTGCTCGGCAAGCAACCGTTCTTCAGGTCTAGTCAACATGCCCATCTCGCGGACGTGAAGCCACGCCATTGAGGTAGAATCGGTCAAATCTTTATAGCGGTGTTTGGGAAACGAACTGGTTTCCTCAAGCACAAGATCGGCCCAGGCTTTGTCTGGCGCATATACGAGCCCGGAGCTTAGCGTGCTTTGCACCGCATAGGCACGTGCGACCTTGTCGCCCTGCGGAGTCTTTAGTTGAATGCCCCAGCCATCGTTGCCATTCAGCCGCCGAAGCTCTTGAGCGACTGTGATGCCGGTCGCCTTAGCCTCAATCAGAAGTTCGTTGACGCTGAAGCGCCTGCACGAATGCGCGATCCATTCGCACAGACCCCACTTCTCCTGTGTGCGCAGTCGCCACATCTCGTAGGTTTCGTCGGGCCAGCGGTCGGCGTTGCTGATGCCGTAATGGATGTACGTGGACCACGGCTCCAACTCGGGCGAAATCTGCGGCGGCTTCATACCCTGCTGTGCTTGTTGCATGGCTTTGTATTGAGCCCACGCTGCACGCTGCCACGACTTGACCTGCTCCAATCGGCTGGATGGGGTGCCGTCTTTGTCTTCCCATTGCTGCGGAATGTGCAGTTCCAATCGCTTGCGCCACGCATCCATGAGGATGATGTGCGGCTGGTGCGCAATCTCAAAGAGCCCCCAGACCGTAAAACCCGTGGGGTCGTTCTCTTCGGCTTCCGTATAAGCCGTGTCGGCAGACGCCCACTTATAGTAGCAGTACGGGTACTCTGGCTCTTCCCAAGTCTTCCACCATTCGCGCTTGAGAATGCCACCGCCCTGCGGAGACGGACGCTGCTGGAGACGACCGGACGCCATGTACGGCCCAAGATCGTCTTCCATCTCCTTGACCTTCTGCGCGCCGAAGCGCTCCGGCCACATCAAGGATTCGCCTGTATCCTTGCGGGGATCTTCCCAAAACTTTCCGGGGGCAATGACCGTGCGGCAATGGCGCGTTTCGTCGTAGCGCATTGGCAGCATGAGGTGCGTCCAGTCGCGCGAGCTTTCAAGGATGACGCCGCTGACGTCAGCCTCGTTCAGTCGCTGCATGACCACGACGATGGCAGACTCGTTCGGGTCGTTGAGGCGCGTGCTGCTGAATTCCTTCCACCAACGAAGCACAGTCTCGCGCTCGGCTTCGCTTTCGACGGACTCTGTGTTGTGGGGGTCGTCCGCTAGTAGTACCGCACCGCCGATACCGATAAGACTACCACCGATTGACGTAGATATGCGCGTGCCACCCTGGTCCGTGTCGTACTGAGTTTTAGAGTTTTGGTCGCCTGCAAGCTTAAACCGGTCACCCCAATACTCTTGATAGAACGGCGAGAGGATCAGGCGCCGGCTGGCAGTGCTGAGTTTCAAGGATAGCGCGTGATTGTACGACGCCGTAAGGAACTGCGTGCCTGGGCCACATACGAACGAGCGGCGCTCTTCAGGCTGCGCCCATGTCCAAGCCGGCCAGCATATGGATGCGACTGAACTGTTGTGCACGGCAAATCCGTTAGCCGTGAAACTTTCATCATCAGCCACAGTAAGGCATAAGCATTCTTTCTCACCAGCCTCTTCAACGGAAACAATCACTTCACCCCATATGGGGCGGTCAAAATCAAACCGGCGTTTGTATTCGTATTCCAGCTTAAAGCGCTTGGAATGCTTTAGCTTGATGCGTTGGGCAAAACGATAACAGTCGTCTTGCGAGCGGAGGGTCAAGCTATAAGAAACGTATTGGTCGCCTTGCCGCTTGGTTTTGAGCTTCTTGTTGACCTTGGTCCGGACATGCGAGTTTATCCCGAGACGAGCCAACAATGTCTGAACCTGTCGCATGAACGCTTGGTTGACGCTGTCACAACCAATTTGCAGGTCGGTCCGTTCGACGCCGTCGCCCTTTCTTCCTCTCGCTGTGATAAACCCATCGCAGGACCAATAGGCCCCTAAGAAAGCGGCCACGATGTCATCCGAGCCCTCCATGATGCTAGATGGCGCCATCTTTGTGTATGATGACTGATGGTCTAGGCCACGGTCCGCCAGCCATTGCCGAACGGGCCCTTTGTAGCCTTTGTGCCGGCGCTCCTTTGCGTGGCTAATTGGCTTCATTGATATACGGCGAAGCATGTATCCGGTATTCGCCATGCGATACGACTGGTCGGCGGCAACGAATCCGGTCGCACGGATGCAATGGATGATGTCGGCCGCTATGTCGTCATCCGCGCATGTGATGTTTGGCGTGCCGCCACAATGCCCGTCGCCAACAAAGTACCCGAGCAAACGGGCCTCCTCTAAAGGTATGGAGTTTCGTCCGCACGGCGATTGCGGAGGTACGATGCCCAATACATCGTCAACCATAAGGGCGCCAGCCTCCACCCACCCATTAGGCGTCAAAAACGGGTGGTCTGGCGCAGCTTCTACCATGCGGCCTCCAGCAGTATGCACACGCAATATTGGCAGCACGCCCTGGCGGTGGACGGCAGTTACTGGCTTCCAATTGCCCTTGTGAGTCAGAACCTCGTCCCCGACGATAATCTGATCAATTTTAACCAACCCTTTAGCCCGCGTGAGCACAAGGCTGTCGTGCGCGACCGGCTTGCCGCATCTCGGCGGGAAATTTATAAGCAATCTTTTGATGTGGCCGTAGGTAACGGCCTGCAGGTGCTCGCACAGCGCCTCAATGGCCCAACTGTCTTGGAAGGTGCTGCTCTCAATGGAAGACCACGCCGCGCGCGTGAACTCGTAGAGGCTGTCTTCCATAACGATGCGGTTTTCCCGCTTGCGCTTTTCGTAGATAAGCGCGGCGATGCGTTCCTTCCTCTGGCGGAGATCGGCAGGCGCGTGCATGTGGGTTAGTTGGTGACTGTGCGAGGTTGCGGCTTGAGCTTCTGAACGCGGTCTTGGAATGCCGCATCGTCTCTGGTGTCTACATCCACACCAAGCGCTTCAAGCTGGATGGCGAGCTTTTCGCGGATGCGCCCGAGCGCGGCGTATTCCTTCAGCAGGCCTTGGATCAGTTCATCGCGCAGGTCCATGCGGTCCTCTTGAATGGGGTCTTTCAACTGGCACGATTTGCTGTTGATACGCAATCTTGCCGTCGCGCGGCGGCCACAGTTATGCTACGGGACACCATCAACTACAGCGCGGGGGCGCCATGAGCCGAAGATCGGAAGCTGTCTGTCCAGTGCCCGTTGGCCACTATCCGCGGAGACAGCCGATGAGACCGCAGCCACCTATTGCGCCGCGCCCAAGCGACTTTGACGCCGTGGTGAAGCGCCTGGATCATCTGTTTCGGTACGTTGAGAAGAACGTCGGCGAGGGCCCAAGCCGCGAACACCTGCTGGACGAAGTGGTGAACATCTCCAAGCAGGTTGAGCGCGCGGCGGCGCGTGTTGGATCAAACACTTGATCCGCAGGCCAAATCGCAGGGGAAATGCATGGTAGATTTGACCCGTCGTGGGTTTCTGGCTGGGCTGCTGGGCACGACCCATGGTCCATCAAGGCGCCGGACGGCACCACGTATCAGTGGGTACGCACGGCGCTTTTGGGTAACGCGGACCCGGCGAACGTGCAGGCGCGGCTGGACAACGGGTGGACGTTTGTGGCACCGACGGAACATCCGGGTGCGCCGGTCAGCACCGTTGAGGAAGCGATTGAGACGCACGGCTTGATCTTGATGCAGAAGCCGACGGCGGCTGTGCAAGAGTCAGAGGCCAAGCGGCTTGCGGCTTTGAGGGCCTAGACCTTCTTGCAGATGACGTGGCTCTCGGATTCGCCCACCACTTCCCAGCCGGCCGGCGGCACATCATCATAGAACTTGGCCGCAGACCACGCTGGAATGTCTGTGTTCTCCAGCGGCGGCAGCACGTGCGCGATGGCGCGGAACCACGCGGCCTTGAAGTCCTCGCGCAAGGCATCAATCGGGATCAGGGCATAACGTGTCTTGCGGTCAAGACCGTTGCAGGACTGGACCACAAGCTCAAGATCACCTGGCACCACGCGCTGAATGTCCACCTCGCGGCCGTAGGGATCGCGCTGACCGGCTTCGTGCGTCGCGGCTAGGAGCTGCGCGCGCTTGGCCTGGAGGAAGGTGAAGTCGTCGTCTTGATCCGCGAGAGCCGCCTGCGTTGGGCGCGCAAGGCCAACAGCGCCGATGAGCGCTGCGGCGGCAGACGCAAGGTGGCGGCGGGAGAGCATTAGGCGGCCTGCTGATTGCGGTTGGCCTCAGCCTCGGCGTACGCCTTGGCGGCAGCGCCGCACCACTGGGCCACCTTTTGAAGGTCGGAGAATCGCGGCGGGTACTTCACGCTCATGGCGGTATATGAAAACGAGTTCATGAGTTCGTCTCCAAGCCAGCGCGGGCCAGCAGAATGCGCTCAAAGTTCTCGTAGGCGCTGCGGGCGACTTCGGGCTCGGGCGCTTGGCTGATGATGTCGCCAGCGACCATAGCAAGTGCGCCGAGAACTGCAGCTGCTCCAACGCCGTCAGGTGCTGTCTCTGAGTAGGTTTCCAGCGCTCTGTTGATGGCGTTGATCATGCCTGTGGCTTGCGCCTGTACGTCAGCTTCAAACTGGGGCTCGGTCACGTGATGGGCTCCTCAGGCAGGAAAATTTCGCAAGTCGTCGGGCTGCGCTCAGGCAGTTGCAGATAGCGCACGACGTCCATGCAGTCGGCTGGGGTTGGGAACCTGCACGCAGCCATGATGAACCAGATCGGCTTGCCGTTGCGCCATCCGTTGACGACGGCCTGCAAGATGCGGGGGTCTGTGGTCATGTCTTCCCTCTCTTACGACACCAGCTTCAGGTGGCTTCCCGGCGGCTTGGGCGGCTGCGGCAGTGCAATGCCTACGGCCTTCAGCCGCACCGTGTCCATGATTTCGGACGGCGCCACGAGGCGCAGAACCTCGTCTGTGGCGTTGACGATCTGCTCCGCGATGGCCAGTTCGCCCTGCTCAATGTGCCACTCGGCCAGTTTGAGCCAGTAGTTGCCGAGGGCTTGGCGCGCGTTTGCGAGCAATTCGGCTGCGGCCATGCGCTCGGCATCGGCGCGCGCGACCACGTCGCCTGGGGGCATTTCGCTCAATTTGCTCACGCTGCGATCTCCTCAGGTGCGTTTTCCACGCGGCAGGCCCCGTCAGGCCACAAGATCCAAATCGGCCGCCCGAGTGTACGCGCAAACCGCACGGTCATCCACGTGCCCGAGCGTAGTTCCTCACAGCTTTCCTTTGGCGCCGCGATCAGGCGTCCCGTGGCGCGGACAATGTCCCGGTTGCGGGTGAGATAGGCTTTCGGCGGTAGCACGTCGCCGCCAAGGCACAGGGCGCGTTTTGCTTGGTTCAACGGCGGGTGGATGATAATCCGCGCGCCGCACACCCGCGCGATCTCGTGGGCCTCGGCATCAGAGCCAATGCAATCCCCGTGGTGAAACTCGATCTGCCTCCCACGCAGCAACTGCATGAGGCGCATCTGCTGCGCCGAGGTCATGCCCGCCTGCGTGCCGGTGAAGCCGACGGAGGTCACAGCACATCGCGTGCATCAAGCACGTCAAACTGCTGGTCCTGCAGCGCCTCGTCCACAAACATCCGCTGGCGAAATCGACTGCGCGGTGGGCTGTAGGACACCACACCGTAGTTGAGCGCGCGGCGGTCGGGAAACTCAGCGCGGCGCGCTTTCGCAAACGCCCGCACCTGATGCACCGACAGCGTCACCCCTAGAAACGCTGACCACCGTTCAGCCACGCCAACCATGGTCAGGGCCCGCATGCGCCACAAGCGCTGCAATTCGGCAATTGCCCTCGGGGAATCCAGCGCCGGCTTGTTCGCCCTCAGTTTCGCCGCCTCTGTGCGTTCCGCGCACCGCCGCAACACATCGGCTTTCGTCTGCGCCCACCGATCCGCCGTCATCCCTCGCCCCCGTCAATCTACCGTCACCTGCCTCATTACAATCTTCCCGTTCTTTTTCTTCGGTGGCAAGCCCCGCAGCGCGCCCACTTCCTTGCAGCAATAGTAATTCCCATCACCATCGTCCCAGAGCAGCAGGCACCGGCACTTCGCGCCCTTCGGCAGCGCCACGTAGCCCGCAGGCGGTTTCTCGGTCGTATGGCTCATGGCCGCATCTCCAATGGTTGGTTGCTAGCCCTCATCGGTTTCTTCCTCAACTTTGAGGACGGACATATCCAAGAACGGCGTAACGTCTTTCATGTTCTCAAGGATGAACTTGTCCAATTCCTCTTCAGGCATTGAACTGAACGCACCGGCCGCGCCGTGCTCATGCTTGTGCACATCGCGCCATTGATCTGGGCGACGGTTCTTCAACCAGAAGATCATCGCTGTCGTGTCAGGCGGCATGAACTTGCGGACCTTCACAATCTCAACGCGCTCTTCTTCGCTCGCGCGCTTGCCTTGTTCGTTGTAGATGACCTTCTTCAGTTTGATGGCCTGCTCTTCTTCAACCTCGCGCGGAAGCGCCCGGTGGTACAAGCTGTCCACAACACGGTCGTCGGCTGCGTCTTTGCCGCGACGCAGAGCTTCCACGAATTCTGGGTACGTCGTTTTCCAGCGGCTCAACGTTCGCCGCGAAATGTCAAAAAAATCGGCTATTTCTTCGTCTGTTGCACCAAGGGCGCAGAGCTTTTGCGTCTGCACAATGTACTCTTCTTGAAACGACGACGGGCGCCCGACCGATGCGGGCTTTTCTTCCACAACGGCAGGCATTGAACTTGTCGATTTCGGCGCAGAACTCTTCTTCGTCATGTCAATTACTGCCCTGAACCAAAATCCTTTTTAAGTGGGACATAATTGGTGCCGCTACACTTTCTCGTGCTTGTACTTCTTGCGGATGGTGCCGTGGAAAAACTTGCCGGCCGACTTCGCGTCCAGCAGGCCTTGATAGTGGTCTTTGACCACGCCGCCGTAGGCGTAAGTCCCGCCGCCCTTGAACTTCACGGTCAGCGTTTTCGTCGCTTCGTCGTAGTGGCAGGCTTCAAGGTTGGAGGACACCAGCGGGCGAAACTTCATGAGAGCATGCCTTTCTCTTCGCGGAGCAGGGCGTCGGCGTCGCATTCAAAGCCGCGGAGGGCGTAGATCACGCTGTCGTCGGCGGCGCCGTAGGCCTCGCCGTCGGTGAGGCTGGCGAGGAGCGAAACCATGTTCAGATGGATGATGCCGATCTCGGCCATCTGGTCATCCGACAGGCGCTCTTTGTTGCGGTAGCGGATGAAGTGCGCGGCTTTGAGGGCCTGGTCGGCGCGCTCAAGGATGGCGTCCACGTAGCAGTCAATGTCGCGGGAGGGTTGCATAGGCATAGCGGCGCTCACGTTTTCTGAACGCCAGACTGCGAAGTCAGTGGATAACTGATTTGGGAGAGGCGGGGAAGCGCTGGCGGGTCACGTCAAGGATGCGAGTGACTTCGTCCACAGTCATCTGCCAGCGCGCGGCGATCTGCTCGGGGGTGATTGTACCGGCGGCGAGCTGTGCGAGCCAGATGAGACCGAGGGGCTGGGCCATGGGCGCTCCGTTGGGCGAGAGGGGCGACCCTCGCTTCTTGAGCGTCCGCCTGGTTGGCTGCCGGGGTAAGGGCTTTGCGGTGTGTGCGGGTTCAGAAGCGAGGGCCATAAACAGCAAAACCCCCGCTGTGACGGGCAGCGGGGGTTCATGCATCTGGAGAGAGGGCCGGGTCCGTGAGGGAAGCGGAAGCGACCATAGAGAATATGCCAGTTTTCCCCGGGAAAGGCAATTGGAAAGGGTGGGCGCGGGGTGGTTTTTTGACTAGCTTTAGCGGGGCTTCGAGGGGCGGGTGCAACCTTCAAAACGGGGCTCAAGCGGATGCTGCGGGCGCAGGGTTTGCGGGCGGCGGCGGGCGGGTCGAGGGCAAAGACGGCGGGGCGTTTGAGACGGAGATCGGCCGCTGGCGGTGGGTGTGAGGGCGCGGGGCGTGGTTTTCAACAAGTCCCTCATTGGCGAATGACGGAATTTGTAACGCCTTGATACAACACGGGTTTGTTTTCGCTAGCCGTTTTCCTAACGGCACCCTTAAACTGGCATTTATGAGCGCAGTTAGGAAAGCGTGGCGATTTTTCTTGTACCCCAATGAGGGATACCGTATTTATATGTTGGCAAGTTTGCCAACGAACTCGACGCCCCCCTAAGGGGATGCAATGATGCATCATGCGGAAAACAAGACTTAGACCCAAAGCGAAGACGGCTCAACCGGTTTCTCCGGACGAGTTGAAAGCATGGCGGAAGTTCATGCGCTACACGCAAAAGGATGCCGCCGACTATCTCGGCGTCACCGTCAGATCAATTGAGAATTGGGAGCAGGGGGAGCGTCCGATGCGCCACCCAGGCACCATGCGCAAGCTAATGCAGCAAGCAGACATCAAATGGCGGTGGCCGCAAAAAACCAAAGCGCCCGCTTGAAGCTGAAGCACACGCACATAGGAACGTCGGCACGTGATCTATTTCATCCAAGCCTGCGGGGGCGACAATCTTATCAAGATTGGCGTGTCGCGAGCACCAGCAACGCGATTCAGCAGCCTTTTGACGGCGTCGCCGGTTGAGTTGGAATTGCTTTTGGTTATGCCCGGGACTCGCCGTCAAGAACAAGACTTGCATAGGCGTTTTGCTCATGCCCGCGTGCGAGGGGAGTGGTTCCGGCCAATTCAGCCGTTACTAGATTACATCGCGTCAACGCCTGCCATGGAGCATCTTGGCGAAATCGACCCGAGCATGCAACCAAGGCGTCCCGTCACTGCCGCTCGGGTAAAAAGATCGACCAGGGCTTTAGTGCAAAGGGCGTTGGATGCGGAAGAGAAGCTTGGTGCGCTGAAACATCGTCTTGCGGACGAGCGGCGGCTAGAACTTGTTTCTGTAGCCAAGCCGACGCCCATCCTGCCGTTTCCCCCATTGTCGCCGGAGCGGATGACGCCTGAGTTGGAAGAACTGATGCGGCAGGCTGAGGCGTTTCGAGAGTTGGGGAGACGCTGACATGCGCAAACGAGCGGTCATTGGCCTACTGGCGGCGTACTACTGCGCGGCGATGCTGACCGGAGCGTACTGGTATCAGCACCAGAGGACACCTCAAGAGCCGTTTCCGGGCGCGGTTGCTGCATACGTCGGCATTGTCTGGCCTCTGTACTGGAGCGCCCGCGCGGCGATGAAGATAACGGAGTGAAAGAGGTCGGGTATGCGCTGGGCGATGGCTTGGATTTGCTTCTGGATTGGTGACATGGCCTACCGCTGCCAGTGGGGCTGGCTGCATCAAAGGGCTATGGTTTGGTCCGATTGGTGGCAGGGCGATACGGACAAAGGGCCATGGAAAGCGACGGACGTAAACGAAAGGTGACGGGCCCATGCGGATCTTGGTTGCCTACGCGTGGATTGCGCTGCCTCAGCCTCGGTGCGTGGTCCGGGAGATGATGGGCGACGTGCCGGGCCGGTGCTTGGTGTGGGTGAGGGAGTGGTGATGCCTGACGTGGCGATGTGCGAGGACAAGAACTGCCCGTCGCGAGATGGATGCTACCGTTTCAAGGCGACGCCTGGGGAGTGGCAGACCTACGCGGACTTTCAGCGTGGTGATCAGGAGAAGTGCCGGGCGTTCATTCCGGTGCCTGTGAAAGGGCGGAAGCCGTGATTGTCGTTCTGATCCTTGGCGTGATCTTTCTGCCTGGCTTCACGCTTGGGGTGTACTTAATGAACACTGGTCACGAGCTGGTTGGCTTGTTTGCCTTGTTCATGGCTTTGGTGCGGGTTTCCAACCACGACGCTGCGGTCAAGGTGCAAGAGAAGGTCAAAATCGTTGAGCGTGTGGTCTTTAAGGGCGCCAAGATGACCCGAGACGAGGCGTACTCTGCTTTAGGACTTACGCCGGGCGCCGGGCGCGAGGCGGTGCAGACGGCATACCGCAAGATGATGCAGCGTGTGCACCCGGACACCGGAGGGTCGGACTATCTGGCAGCTCGGGTGAATGAGGCTAGAAAGATACTGTTGGGGTGAGACGTGTCTGAGTTTGACGAGTTGGAAGACGAGTTCTGGGTGCCACCCCGCCGGCACATGTACCGGAAAGGTCGGTGCGAGGCTTTGACGGTGAACCGTGGCCGGTGCGGGCACGGTGTGACGACGAAGCGGGACGGTCGGAAGGTTTGTGGGTGGCATGCGAAGGCGCCGTACCCGCTGGCGTATTGCGAGGAGAGAAAGCCATGACCGACGAAGAGATTGAGGCGCTGGCGATCCGCGCGGCCAAGGGCAACAACGGCGGCGAGTGGCTGAAGAAGCCGGACGGCACCCAGCACTACACTGAGGCGCAGAAGGACTACTGGCGCCAGTTCGTGCGGGATCTGGCAAAGGAGGCATACGAGCTTGGGTACGAGCGCGGCGTTGATGAGGGCATCGCTATTGGCGAGGGCCGGGAAACCATGCGCGCGGGAACGCAGCCGAACTGACATTTTCCCGTAAATTGTCATTTATAGGCGCAGAAAGGAAGCGGAATGCAGCAGACCGAAGTTTGTACTCATTGCAGGCTTGCCTTCTTGTCTTGGGAAACCCCGTTGCGAGAACCAGGGCACGCCTTTCATCCAACGTGTTTTGTCAAGCACGTTGAGGAACGAGTTGCCGCCGCCTTGCGCGAAGCGGGCAAGAAGTGAGGGCGCTTATGGACCGCAGGCAATTTCTAATTGGGGCCGCAGCCGGCGCTGCATTGCCGCTTGTGCCGACTGCAGTGGCTGCCGCGCCTGTGGCGCCACCCGTTTTGCACCCTGTGTGGGCTATCGGCACAGAGAGTGGCCGAGACTGGCAGTTGCTGCGCGCGCCGACGCTTCGCGACGCGATGCTGGAATGGATGGACGAGCGCGGCTCTTGCGAAGGCTGCACGCCAGAGGACTGCGAATGCTATGGCGCTCCCGAGGGGCATCGCGTCAAGGCCCTAGACGATAAGCTGGAAACGACTGGGCGCAATGAAGCGCATCGCATTGCCGGCTGGATGGGCACGTGCGAGCGCTGCAACTGGGATGAATGCGACCCTAGCGATTACTATGTGCTGCCCGACGATGAGCTTGTCTGCCACGAATGCATGACGTTGGCAGATTGGAAGACGGAAGACCCGGCATATTACGCCGAACTGTGCGACGAACTCCTGACGGAGGAATACGGCCCGGATCTTCGGTTTCCGGAATACTGGTGAAGGTAAATGAGAGAGAGAAAGCCATGACAGCGCATGACCGCGACAGGGGGAAACTGACGGACAAGGAGCGGGCCCGGTTCTTCCGGTGCATTGACAGCGGTGTAGAGGTGCGCGACGCGCGGCGGCGGTTCAACATTTCTGAGCCGCACGCGTACCGGCTGCTAAAGGAGCGAGCCCAAACGCAGCAGACGCAAGGGGAGGCGACGTGATGCGAACGCTAGAGCAAGCTGAACGGGACTACGACCGCGCGCTTTCTGATGGCGCGCGTGCGGTTCAGATCATGGATGAGAAGCTACGCCAGCACGAGGTAGAGGCGCGGCGCGCGTTGGCAGCCGTGGTGCTTGCGTGCGGCGGCAAGGTTGAGGTGTCACACCTAGATTTGATCTTGTCGGCGGACGCCACATTGACCAAGGAAGCCAACCCGGAAACGGGCGGCATCACTATCCGCGTCAATCAAAAGTAACGGAGCGACGATGGCCGGCAGAATTGAGGAAAATGTCGTGCAACTACCGTCTGAGGTGTGGCGCATGATCAGGGAACTCAGAAACACGGGCTTGCATGGTGACAACCTTGATGAGGTTGTCATGGGGCTGATCCGTCCAGCGCTATTGGATGCCGTCCGCGCGGGATTTGTGAAGATGAAGACCAACACGTAGGGTAAAACTGATGACACAGCACGACGGCGGCCCGGCGTTCCCGCGGCCTGCAACGCAGTACGTCCCGCAAACGACAACCTCAGCCATTCCTGATCCAGGACAAGGCCGTTGGTACGGAAGCGGCGGCAGTTACCACGACCCGGGCCACACTGGGATGTCGATTCGCGATTGGCTGGCTGGGCAGGCCATGGGCCATGTGATTTCGGCGTCAGCGCGGGCGAACGGCGGGTGGAGCAACGAGTTGGTCGCCGAGACCTGCTACCGGCTTGCGGACGAGATGCTGAAAGCGCGGGAAGTGAAGCCATGAACCGTAGGGGGTTTCTGACTGGGGTTGCTGGCTTGCTTGCCGCCCCTGCCATCGTCCGGGTTTCCAGCCTGATGCCGGTGTCGGTGCTGCCCGTGGAAACTCGCGCGATCCTGCCGCTGCCGTACAAGACCGGCCGCGCTGGCGCAGTGTTGGTCTCCGGATTTGACCAATATGGGAACCATGTCGCTGAGTGGGTTGACATTGGCGGGACATCAAAAACCAAGTTCAAGGAGATTGGCATAGAGGTCGCGAATGCGTCGGACGCGGTCGCGGCTTCCGGCGACATACCGACGTTCTTTCGGGTGGGTTCGGTATGACCGCCACCAAGTTGATGATGCTACTTGGACTGACCGCGTTTTGGTCGCTGCTGTTCATGCTGTGCGCGCAGGCGGTGTCTACGGCAAGCCAGCAGCGGGACGTCGTCAACGTCTGCACCAACATTCGCATGGTCGCCATGGTGGTGCTGTTTGCGAGCATCGTAGGCTTGGCTGCGGTGGCGACGTACACCGCCATAGCGTCTTAGGAGAGCTAGTATGAACCGTAGAGGCCTGCTGACAGGTGCGCTTGGTTTCCTTGCCGCACCGGCAATTGTCCGGGCAAGCAGTCTGATGCCGGTATCCGTCCTTCCGGCGAAGATTATCAACCCTCTTTCATTGCTCGGAACGGCGCCGCTTAAGCTGGAAGGGGCTTCAACGGCTGTCGATTCCTACCTTGGTTCTGAGTACGCCTGGATGATCTTTCCCCCTCCAACTAGCCTGTTTGGAGCCGTACCCGATCAATCCGATGAAACCATTTTGCGCGGCAACGGCCAAAACAGGCCCTTCTTAGAAGGCCGTTTTCGCCTAAGGCGGTGGCGCGGAATGCCTTTACATCTGGCATGAACAATATCCTTTCTGCGCCCATAAAGGGCATTTTACGATTTTTAGACATGAGAGCCGCATTGAAGGTGATGGATCTTGATCGCAGTGAGCGCGGACCACAGCGACGCCGAACTTCGGACGGACGACTGCTGCACTGCTGCTGCATCTGCGGAACCCTTGCTCCATGGTCAAACTCGTGGGTTGGGTTCTACTCTTGGCAGGAGGTGGACGACGGTAAGCCTTTAGCGAAGTTTTGTTCGACTGGATGCCGTCAGAATGGCGGCATCAACGCCGCGAACGTCACTGAAAGCATGAAACACCGCGCGCGTGCGGCCGAGCTTCGTGAGCCAGAGATCGTTTGGCGAGAGCCCACCGAGGCGGAAAAGTATCAACAGGCTGTTAGGCGGCAGCGCCCGAAAACTCCTTGACGTCATACGCGCCGTAGCGTAGCGTCTGCGTATCGAAACGGGAGACGCGGACATGAACACGACCGACAACCTCTACGCCCGCCTTGAGCGCATCAACGCCATGGAGGCGCGCGACCCGAATAGGTTTGTGCAGAACCCGCGCGGCCCCGAGTTTCTGACGCGCCGCGAGCGCTACAACGAACTCCGCTGGGAATTGCAGCGCCGCCTGCGCAACGCAGAGACAATCCCCGGATGCGTGTGGCGCGACGCGGAAACGCCGTTCGCCTCCAACCATTGAGGGTGTCATGACCTACACCAACCGCACCGAAACCTTGGCGCGCGATCTGGCCGCACTTAACGGCCGCGACTGGTCCGACATGGGCGAGTACGAACGCATGGACTATCGCTACGCCGCCATGGAGAAGATCGAACGGGTGCGCTGGGAGTGCGAACGGCCCGGCGTGTTTGCGGGCTGGCTTGGTGAGTGCATCATTGGCCGCGTGGCGGGTGATGCGCAGACTTGGGACTGGGCCGTCTACCGCAACGGCTGGACGCACGACAGCGGTAAAGCGGAATCGTTCTCTGTGGCCTGCGCCGCGGTAGAGCGCGCGCACAAGGAATAGGGGAGGACCGTATTATGGACCCGCGCGCATTTGCAGGCTTCGGCCCTGTCGGAACTAATGGCCTTGTGCCTCGGCACCCAAGCACTTTGCTGGAGGTCTATCGTCGCGGCGACCACCTGACAGACGCGGAGTTGGAAATTCTGGCCCGCAAGATGGGTGAGCTTTCCGACCTCTGCAACGATTTCGGCGAAATGTTCACGCTGCAGGGTTCCTATGCGGAAAAGGTGCGCCACGACTGCCGCCAGTTCCTGCGCAACCGCAGTGAGCGCTGAGAGGAGCTAGCCATGACCTACCGTGACGCGATATTTTGGCTGGTTGTTGTTGGCGTCTGCTACGGCGCGTCGTTCCTGCCCGAGCTGCTGGGCTACGCAGAGGCTGTGAATTGATGCGCAAAAGGATTTCACGCCGCCGTTGGAAAGCTAGGTGCAGGCTTGGCTGCTTGATTCCGAGAGAGGCCATTGTGAACCATGATCTGACACAATGGTACACCTTCCGCGCTGCTAACAGGTTTGACGAGATGTACATTGCGATCCGCAACGAACCAAGCCGCGCGTTATTGCCCGCATCTGACGGCACGCGGGAACGGCACTGATTAACAACAGCGAAAGGCGGGGGCCAATGCTGAGCAACAGAGAACGGAACTGGCTGACCATGATCGCGATGGCGTGCCGGCGGTCGGGCGGAGAACGCGCCGACATTGTGCCGCCTGTGATCCGGGTGAAGCTGGAGCAGATGGGCTGGGTTGATCGGCCTGCGGACGATTCTCGCCTAGTGATCACGGACGCCGGCCGCGCGGCGTTGAGAGGGTGAAGATTTAGAGGAGAGACGCAATGTCGACTGGATACACGTATGCTGTCAAAGATGGCAAGGTGACCGAGCTCAAAGACTTTGCGATGCAATGTGCGCGTGCGTTTGGCGCCTGCATCACTATGCGCGACGATCCGATTGACGCTGAAATTCCCAACGCATTTGAGCCAAGCGATTTTCACGCAAAGTCTCTTGCAGCGGCTCAGGCGCGGCTAGCCGATCTTCGGACGATGAGCGACCGCGAGATTGCCCGCGCCGTTGACGCCGATTACGAAAAAGCCGTCGAGTATTGGCGCGAGAGGATGGCTAAGCGAAAAGCCGAGCGCGAACGATACGAGGCGATGATCGCGAAGGTGGAGGCGTGGACGCCGCCGACCGACGAACATGTTGGACTGAAGAACTTCATGCTGGAGCAGCTTCGCGATTCTCTGGATTTTGACTGCGGGACAAGCTCGTTTGACAAGATGCCGGTGCGGCAGACCGAAGCCGCATGGCACGCAGCGCAGGTTGCGGGAGCGGAACGTCGTATTGCCCGCGATGCTGAAGAGCATCAGAAGGAAGTGGACCGCGTAAAAGGGCGCACGGAGTGGGTGGCCGCCTTGCGGCGCTCGCTGGAGGGCGCCTCGTGAAACTTGTAAAGGTCACGTGCGACGGCTGCGGGAACGATCTCAGCACGCGAACGAACGTAGAAGATTACCGACTTGTGCTGCACTCGGAAAGCAAACCCGGTTATGGCTCTGGGTTTTACACCTTGATGGGAATCAGCCCCCCGATTGACCGAGAACATCATTTCTGCGGCGTCGGCTGTCTTGATCATTGGCGAGATCACAAGCGATTGTTTGGTCGTCTGATGAAGGACCGCTGGGACGCTTGGATCGCTGCTCACAAACGTGAGTCGGCTGATGGGCGGATATCATCGTACCCATCGCCGCCTAACGAGGAGCGCGAACAGTGGGTGAAAGAATGTCAGGAAGCCGCCGATAAAGACTTCCCGCTAGATCGGCTGGCGGCACGCGCATTCCCGTAAACTCCCCTTTATGAGCCTAGTTAGGAGATGACGATGCACGCTCTACGCCTGAAGGAAACGAAGGCCGTTCCCGTCAAATACCTGCGCGCCCGCTGCGGCGTGCGCTATTGGGAAGACGGCGAAGTCAACGGAGTGCAGGATGAGAACGGCTCTCGCATCCCGTGCCGCGAGGGGACGGCTGCGGATAACGACAGCCTTGGCGGCGGCAACTGGTGCCCGACGATTGATCTTGATACCGGCCGCATTGAGAACTGGCCGCAGGGCACCACGGCCAGCATCCACTACAAGGTCTGTGATGATGGTGACTATGCGCTGCTGGACACCGACCGCAACGTGATTGCCGAGATTGACGGCTATGTGCCTAGCCTGATGTGCCCGGAAGGCGAAGGCTATGGCGACTACGTCATCATGGAGATTGGCCCAGACGGCACCATTGCGAAGTGGAAGGCTGACCTTTCGGAGTTTGAAAAGGACGACGGCGATGACGATTGAACTTAGATCACCGATGGCCACCTTTGCATTGGAGCACCCCGTTTACGATCCAACAACGCAGATCCTGCCCGGCCACCACAAGCGCATGGATCGGCTGGTAAGCGCGGGGCTTACCGTTAATATCGGGATGGAATGATCCCGATATGCCGGCGGACGTCCGCTTTGGCACCTGAGCGTCACGCTTTGGGAAGCCAACGGCAAGCCGGTGCCGGTGCTCCGTTGGAGCCCGACGAAATGGCGGAATGCGGAAGCGGTTCGGGATCGCATCATGCGCAACCTTGGAACCGATGAGCCGTTCATTCTGGAAGACATGACGGGCTTGATTGGAATGCGCGCTGTGTCTGCGCATTGGCGCAAGCCTCTCCGAATTGACGAGATCAACCAGATGGCGCCGACTGCGGAAGTCAAAGCACGACCTGGGCGGCCATGATTGATCCACAGCCTCCTGCTGACAGCGGTTGACGTACGCTACGGCGCGTAGTACGGTCTCCACATCAGCAAGGGAGACGGACATGACCCGCATTGAAGCCATCACGGATCTCGCCCTCAAGATGGGCATCAGCTCGGTTGACGCGGTGGCGCTGCCCACGGTCATTACCGTTGCCGCAGGCAAGGTGCGCATGAGCGAAACGGCGTTCATTGCCGAAGCGCTGGTGAACGCGCCCTTGCGAGACTACCTCGCGGAGATTTGTGCAACGGCCGCGAAAGCGGCATGAGGGAATTGTGAGATGCGTTTGATCCACTACAGCACTGCACACCTTACCGAAGTGCGGGACGTGCCGCAACCGGAGGGTTTCGGTGGTCGGGGCGACAAGCCATCCGGGCTGTGGGTGTCGGTTGAGGGCGATGACGATTGGCGTTCGTGGTGCGAAGGAAATGACTTCCGCCTTGGCCATCTCGCATGCCCCACTGAGGTCGTGCTTCACGACGACACCAAGATACTGCATCTGCAGGGGGCCGCGGCACTCAAACTGTTCCACCGCGAGTGGGCGGCGGACCACCAGCCCGGTACGCATCGTTGGGAGCGCGATTTCCGTATTCGCTGGGCAGATCTCTCCAAGCGGTACGACGGCATCATCATCGCACCCTATGTCTGGTCCATGCGCTTAGATAATGGCATGCCCTGGTATTATAGCTGGGACTGCGCCTCAGGGTGCATATGGCGCTCCCGCGCGGTGCGCGAGTTGCGGCCGTTAGCTGACGCCTGCGCGAATGCTGAAACCGACGTATTGGAGGTGTGAGATGAATCCCCTTGTTGGAAAGGTAATCAAGGGCATTGAGATCGCGGCTGATAGGCAGGCGCTTCGGTTTCTGACGGTCGATGGCGAAATGATTGTCAAAGTGGATGCTGATTGCTGTTCGTACTCTTGGGTGGAGCACGTAGAGCTTCCGGCGCTTGGCTTTCCGGCAATCGTCCAATCCGTCGCGGACATTGAAATGCCGGATGGGGCCACATCGTCGTTTCACCCCGATTCAGACGTGCTTGCGTTCTACGGCATGAAGATTGTCACAGATCGCGGCGAGATCGTTATCGACTATCGCAACGATTCCAACGGCTATTATGGCGGCTCGCTTGTCTGGCCGGGAGAGTACTTTTACGGCGGCGTCTATGGTCAGAACGTGTCTCAGTACGATTGGAAGCCGGTTGCCGAAGGGTAGACCAATTCCTAACGCTTTCCCATTATCACCTTTTACGTCCCTGGATAGGAACACCATGCGTAGAGCCGACCCATACGAGACCCGCGCACGCGAAATGGCGGTTGCCGCCGGCTTAGACCCGGACGCCCGCGTCATGCGGCCCGACGGCATCAAAGACTGGCCCGTCTGGTGCAGTTATCGCAAGGCGGCGCGTGAGGAGCACGTGGAGGCGGAAGCCAAGGCGCTGAGCGCGACCATCGCACCGCAGGCGCCCGAGTATGCCGACGCGCCATTGACCATTCTGGGCGAGCATGAGCCTGGCACCATTGAGCAGATGAAGAACTGCATGAAGGTCGGCAACGTGGTGGCTGGCGTGCTGTGCGCCGACGGCCACCTTGGCTACGCGCAGCCGGTCGGCGGCGTCATTGCCTACGAGGGCCAGATTTCTATCAGCGGTGTTGGGTTCGATATTGCATGCGGGACGATGGCTGTACAGCTGGACACTCCATACGCTGCGATCCGAGACCGCGTGCCCGATATCGCGCGCGAGATTGCGCGCTCGGTTTCGTTTGGCGTGGGCCGCGTCAACGATGAGCG